CTGTCATCGGCCCATCTGCAAACTCGTGCTCATCGCTCATGACGGCTATCCCCTATGGTAAGCCGTGCTTACGACGCCACCGGATACTGCGTGCCGTCCGACTGGGCCACCACATACACGATGGTGAACTGAACCAGTCCAGCCGTGACGTTGGCAACCGTGGGGGTCAGCGCAGCGGTCACCGTGATGTCAAGCGGGCCAATACCGATGCCGTTCGGGGACGCCGTCGAAGCCGCACCACACCATGCCGAAAGCGCTGCGTTGGTCATAGCCACGCGCCCAGCCGCCGTGATATCGGTGGTCGTCCAGTACTTGTTGGCAGTCGTGCCGTCACCGATGGTGATGTTCGCCGCAGTCGAGCCGGTGAACGCCGTCAGGACATCGATGTGGGTGTTGACGATTTGTGCGCCAGCGGGGAGGGTGAACAGCGGGACAGTGGTCGCGGAGCCGAAGGCTGCGCCAGTGAAATCTTTCTTGAAGGTCTGCGAGACTGTGCTGGCACCGGTATTGCGGATGGTGCCGGGGGTCGTTCCGGTCGTCCATTTCTGGGTTCCCTGAAGCCACGGCCCTAAGTGTGTAGCAAAGCCCATGATGGACTCCTTATGCAGTTACAAGCCTCATCATCTCTGCAACGTCCGCTGGGGCGGTTGGTGAGGCTGGGTTCCCAGTCCAGACATTTATACTCCTGTCTGTTTAAACCTGCAAGAAGAAACCCCGCCGAAGCGGGGTTTCCTTTACTTCATCACGACGCGCCGGGAGACGCGAACATGCCGAGCGGGTCAGACCAGCCGAAGCTGTAGCGCTCGCGAGACTTGTAACGGACGTTGCCCGTGTCGAAGTCACCGTCCATCGAAGTCGTCAACGGCGCACGAACAAAGTGCTTCAAGCCGTTCGGAACGTCGGTCGTCAGAAACCAAGCGTTCGTATCGGTCAGGAAGTGGTTTTGAACGTAACCTTCCGGAATCGAGCCGTTGTTTTCGATGGCGTTGATGTCGTTGTCCGTCGTACCCACGCGAAGCTTGGTTTCAAGCAGGCGCGTTGCAACGAATTGCAGGGGAGGCGGGACGATCAACTTCTTGGCACGGGCGGCGATCAGGAGACCGCGCTCGTCTTGCCAGCCAGCGATCTGGATGACGGCGTTTTCCAACGACGTTTCATTCAGGTCGGAGGCAGTGGCGGGGGTGTTGCTATTGACGCCACCGGAGACCAGCGGGTGAGCCGTCGAGAACAGTGCAACCCCGTCGCCGCCGGTAAAGGCGGACGAGAAGCCGTTGTTCAGGATGGCAGCAGCCTTGACCTGTTTGGTGTACGCCATCGCACGAGCCAGTGCCTTGGTGTAGCGAGCCGAGAGAGAGTCATAGAGGTTGTCCTCCATTGCTTCTTCGGTGATCGCATAGCCCAGCGCGATGGTTTCGTGGTTGTAGCGAGCCGTCCAAGCTTCCTGTGCGTTGTCGAACTGGACTGCCTGACCCTCGTTCTTGACGGGCGCGGCGGAGAACCCGGAGAGTTTGGTTTCCTCTTCGAAGGAACGTTCGGAGGTCTCGGTTTCGTAGATCTCCTTGTGTTCCTCGCCGTATCGCTTGTACTCCAGACCGAACAGGGCGTTCAGACCGGGGAGCAGCTCTTTCAGTAGCTGTGCGCGTGAAATTGCCATGATTGATCCCCTTAGATCGCCGTAGCGGTGTAGTACTCATGAGCGCCAAAGTTCAACTTCACTTTGAGTTCAGGGTACTGGGTGAAGACAACGGTCGAGGCAGAAGGAATCGCCGTGACCGAGCCGGGAACCGCAATCGCGGAGTTGATGGTGATCGACGTTGCACCAGCGACGGCGGCGACCGACACATACGAACCAGTCTGGATAAACTGTCCGTTTGCGGCGATGTAGCCAACGTCGGTGCCAACCGGAAGCGCAATCGGAGAACCGGAACCCGTGAGGGTAATGGTCGTGGACGATGAACTGCCGGGAGCCGATGCCGTGATCGCCGATTCGCCGACCAGACCGACGACGCGCAGCGGAAGCACGTTGGTGGTGGTGGTGGCGGAGTACAGCGCCGCGACGGTCGAGTCGCCGTTGTTGAGGTTGACAGCGTTCTGGATCAAGCCGAGGTTTTGCCCGATCATCGCAATCGCGCCCGAAGCGACGACCGTGGTGGCGGAACACATGACGACTTGAAAGACCGTGTCGGGGTCATCGCAGATGTATGCCATCGCATCACCAGCCAGCGTACCGCTGGGCCAGTTCTGGGAGAACATTTTCTGCTTGGTGGTGGGGCTGGTGTAGGTGCAGCCAAGGAAGACACCGATCAGTTGGTGCGATGCGCTGGAGGTCGTGATGGTGGACTTAACCACCGTGCCACGAGCAAGTTCCAGAATGTCGCCGTAACCGATGTCCGTGGCGTAACCGTACTGGATCGGCAGTTCACGGGTCGAACCCGCAAACGTCTGTCCGCCGATCAAATTGATCGGCTTTAGCCCGTAGGGGGCTGAGACGGAAGGATAAGCCATTGAAGACTCCTGAATTGGTTATTCGCGAGTGCCAACGGTCACCTTGGTTGCCTTGCTCTCTTTGAACATGGTGGGCATCCGAGGGTCGCTTTGGCGCATAAAGTTGTTGTCCACAGAATCCGTCTGCGCCCGTGCCTGCTTGGCGAAAAATTCATTCCGCTGCCGCACGAATTCAGTTGGGGTCTTGCAGAGCAGCAACCCGCCGATCTCAATGCTGTCCTTAAAACGGCTGTTGGGATCGACTAGCAGTTGCATGTCGGGTTGTTCTTCGACCTTGACCGGCTCCCAGCCTTCGCGCATTTTTGATGTCACGTTTCGGGGATCGGCTTTTTCGTGGATCGATACGCGAATCCAACGGTATTCGTACCCCGGCTGCTTCACCGGGACAGGCAACAGTTCGGGCTGCATCCACTGCTTGGGATGCTCCGTCAATTCGCGGGTTTGAACTTCACGGGAGGTGCGGTTATCAGACATTTGAGGACTCCAGTTTCAAGACTTCAGCAACATACTGCTCCGGTGTCAGACCAAGCTTTCGGGCGAGATCGACTTGTGACTGCCGCAATGACACGCGTTTCGGCGCGGTGCTTCGCGATGCAGGCGCAACAACCGTTGCGGTTTTTCTTGGAGTTGCTTGAGGCTCCCGTACTGGCTCGCCAAATGACTCTGGAAAGCGACGACGCATTGTTTTGTCCAATTCGTCGTAATAGGCGTCCGAGCCGAGGGTGACTCCAGACTTCTGCAGCTTCGCATGGAGACCAAGCGCACTTGCAGTCATCTCGTCATCCTTGCCAAACCACTGATTGCGCTCTTGCCACGCAAGCGCCTTGGCGTCGGGACGGTAATTCTGAGACTGTTGTACCGGATTACCGGTGGGTTGTAAAGGGACTTGTTGGTTTTGCGCCGCACGTTCCTGCTGAACCGTCAGCTTGGCGATCTGCTCCTGCGAGTCGAGGATTTTGTCCGTATCGCCGAGGTCATAAGCCTCGCGAGCGGCTCGCCGAGCCTGTGCCAGTTCGATTTCAGCCGTTTTTTTCAATGCCTCGGCATATTCGGTGCGACCGGCGTCAATCGTGGCTTTCAGGCGCTTGTTTTCCTCGGCAATTCGTTGCGCTGCGGTCACAGCCTCGCTTTGCTCACGCAAAGCAGCCTCTTTGGCGCGTCTTTCGTCGTGCCAGACCTTTTTCAGCTGTTTAAACCGCTCGCGTTGGTCGGTGGTGTAGCTGGAAAGATCGTCGTCTTCCAGCTTTTTGACGATGTCCTCGGGCATGGGTTCCCTGCCACGGTCATCGGCAGGCGTGTCGTCTTCGATGACGACCTCAATCGGCTCCCGAACGTCGGCTTCGGTCGATTGACCGTTGATTTCGTCGGGAAACTTGAATTCGGGGGTTTCAAATCTGGGCATGGTGTGCCTCCTTTAAGCGCGTTTGATGCCGCGAGGGTCTTCGACGGTCATTTCGACGCAATCATCGTTGATTGAGCGAAATTCGCGACCATGAATGAGCAGTCGGGTGCCGATGTGCGGTCGAACGACAATGAAATCGCCCACCTTGCACCACGCGCCAGAGGGATAGCGGGTCTTGTCTGCGTAGCAGTCCGGCCCCATCGCCACGACAAACAGCACCGTGGCAAGCTTTTCCTCGTAATCGATGGTGACATCCGCCTTGACGATGCCGTTTTCGTACTCCTTCTCCACCTCGGGGATGGCGCAGAGTATTTTGTACCCCACGGGAGTTGGCAATTGCTTGGCTTTTTCGCCGTCAGGAACTTCTTCCGCTTCGGGCTTGTTGAAAGTAATGGTTCCTACGACCTTTGGACTGTTGGGGTTTGAGCCAATCAGCAAGCTAGGTGTCATTGTCATGCTCCATTCTGGTTTTGAGGTCTTTGGCGTACTCAATCGCGGTGAGAAGACCCCTGATCTCCCCGCAAACTCCCTTGTACTCGTCGAAGGTCTTGACCCTCCCCGAGAGTAAATAGTCGCCAAGCTGGTCAGCCTTTTCCCTGAGTTCCTTCGTCAGAGGATTAATCAGTTCCATTGGGTTCCTCGCTGTTTAAACTGCTGATTTTGTCAGCCATGCGCTCATGCATGTCGTTGTGATGTTTTTGGGCATCCAGACCAATCCGAGCGCCTTCCATCAACTGTTTGCCCCTGAACTCGGTGGCATCTTTCTTTGCCTGAACGCCGATGCGGATTCCATCGACCCGCGCCTGATTGTCCACGCGCTTCTCCTCGACGGCGATTTGCTTTTCCTTGAGTTGTGCGTCGACCTGATCCTTGAGTTTCTTGCGCTCGACTTCCAGTTCTTTGATCTGCAGTTCTTTTTGCTGAAGCTGGACGATTGGGTCTTGCGCCTGTTGTTGCGCCTGCTGTTGCGCTGCCTGACCTTGGTTCTGCTGCAGCAGCTGTGTCGCTGCGGTGGCAAGCAAGGGGGCAAGCTTGGCTTCCAGTTCCGGATTGATTGGGTTTGGGTCTCCCATCTCGTCGAGCATCGGCGGAAGGTTGAAGCCAAGTTGCTTCTCAATCTCGACGCGATACGCAAATCCCAAGTGTTCGTTGATGTGCGCCTGCATCGATGCCTGCAAGGTTTGCGCCTGCGGCGTCTGCCCGAGCATTGCCGCAATCTGTGGGTCATGCATGGCTGACATGTGGACGGTAATGTGCGCCCTGTGATCCTGATAGGCAAAAGCTTTGACGGGCTTTGCCATGAGGATGTTCTGGTTCTCGGAGACAGGATCGACCGGCTTCATGTCCTCGGGCAGCGGGATCAGCTTCTGCGCATCCTTCAAGCCCAGCACTTCCAGCATCTGGCGGTGCAGCAGCGGCATGTTGTAGAACTGCGGTGCGCCTTGGGCAAGCTGCAATGCCGCTTGGTACTGGATGATCTTTTGCGCAAGGGTGCTGGCATTGGGATCGGAGACTGGGATGACATCGACATCGTTGTAGTCGGACTTTTTGGCGGAGCGGTTGCCTGTCTCCGGATCGTAGTCGTATGTGTCTGGGGCATCCTCGGCAATGATTGACTTGAGGAGTTTCAGTTCGTTCTTGAGCGAGAAGTGGGTACGCGCCTGCACTGCGGTCAGCACCTTGAGGGTTCGCTCCAGCAGCGCCATCGTCGTGCCTACCGGCGCTTGTGCGCTCATGTCGGAGATGTTGATGTCTGCGGTATTGGCGCACCGTCGACCTTCTTCGATGATCTTGTCGAGCAATGCCGCCAGAACCTGACTCGGTTCCTTGTAGGGCAACGGCATGATGTTGTCTTTTAGGACTCCGGAGGCAACGTCGACATCCTTCCACTCGCCGGGGCCGATGGGCGTGTCGTCGCCTTTGGTACGCATGCCGCGAGTCTTAAAGCCGCCGGGGAGATTTGCCAACGTCCCAGCATCGACCAACTGGCGCAGGATGGAGGTGCCTGACTTTGCATACGCGCCGATGATGTGGATCAGACCAAGGTGGTAGAACCCGAAGCCGGGTATATAGCCGTAGTGAACAAAGTGCTGGCGCTTGGCAAATGTCTCGTCGCCCTCGACCCAGTTGCGGCGTATCGCCAAGACCTTGGCGGTATTCTTTTCGATGGTGACGATGTAGGGCAGTTCGATGCCCGTCATTTCGCCATCCTCGCCCCTGTCTTCGAACCCCGGCAGATCAAGGTTGACCTGCATCTCCAGCAGCTTGTAGCGGTCATCGCTGGTAGCCCTGAACCCAAGCTTTTCGGCGATTTTCTTTTCAACCTCGTCCAGCGTGTTGACCGGATCGCCCAGATCGATGTCTGCGTAAAAGCCCGATACCTGAAGCTTGCGCAGGTCGTTCTTGTACTTGCGCATAACGTGCGTGACGCGCTGCGCCGACTGAAGGTCTGTGGTTCCATACGGGACAACCACATCGTCGGCGGTGACATAGATCGATGTCTGGCGCTTGAGGGAAGGGTCTTTGTAGACCTTCTTGAAGGAGTTTCCCGAAAGACCCAGACCCCAGATGGCACGTTCCATTTCTGGGCGGAACTCGGTCATCTGCTCCGTCAGCTTGTAGTTCATGTCGTCGCGCACACGCTGCGCGGCTTCCTTCTTTTCCTGTGTCTCCTTGCCTCGGATCTTCGTCTTGCACGGCCCCTCTGCGGGGAAGATCGCCATAACCGTCTCGGCTTGGAACCGGATCAGGCTTTCCGTGAGGAGCGGATGGACAATCCCGCATGCGCCTTCCCACGGTTCGGTGCGCTCCTCCATTTTCAACCCGAGGAGTTCAAGCCCGTCGACGTAAGTGTCGAGCCAGTCTTTACGCGAGTTGACATCGTCGTCGAAGTCGGAGAGCAGTTCGGTGGCAAGGGTTCCGACATAGGATGCGTCAAGACGGTCAATGAGGTTTTCATCGAACGGATCGGGAATTATCTCGACTTCGATTTCCTCGGATGGCTTGCCGTCCTCTGTTATTTCGAAGTCCATGACAACGGGGTCGACCTCGGTCGTTCCCTGCGGTGCTTGGTACAAGCTTTTTTCGATTGCCATGATGCGTCCTCAGTAATAACTGCGCTTGCGGTGGACTGGAGGATCATCATCCTCGTCGGAGTCCAGCGTGATGAATCCGCCTTGCCTGAAACGCAGCAGCGCCTGTGAGGTGCTGTCCATGATGTCGTCATGCTCGCCATTTGGGAATTCAGCGCAGTCCTCAACGACTTCGTCTGCCCAGCGCGTCTCGGGACACCACACGAACCCAGATGCGAACAGGTCGGATATGGCGTTTACACGCGCAATCTTATCATTGCCTTTGGTTGGTGTGTACTCCTGCAATGGAATCCCCATGCGCCGAAGTTCGTAGATGAGCGGCGCACCGGCAGCTTTCTTTTCGATGATCAGGGAATCTGGCTTCCAGTCCTTGTACATCTGCATTGCCTTGGTCTTCAGGTCGGGGAACTCCATCCGTTCCTTGAAGGCATCAAGCAGGATGATGTGGTGGATCAATCCACCCCTGTCGTTTAAACGACCAAAGACTCCCCAAGTGGTGCAGGCGGAGTAATCGGCGCGGGAGTTCTTTTCGAAGGCGGTGTCCCAGCTTTGGATGATGAAATCGCAGGGGGGAGCCTTTTCTTCCTTCCAGCGTTTCCACATGTCGCGCTTGATGATCGCGCCCTCTTCCGAGGTGGGGTTTTGCTGGTACTGGGCGTTCCACTTGCTGACGGGGATCTCAGCCTTGATCGCCTCCAGTTCCTTCTGGCTCCAGAATTCGGGCCACAGCGGCTTGCCGCTGGGCATGATGGCGGGGAATTCGATGACCTCCCACTCATCGCCTTCGCGCTTGATGGAGTTGGAGAGGATTTGACCGGTCAGGTCTTTCTTGCTCCAGCGGGTATTGTGACTGACAACCCCGTTGGCAATGAAGTTACCAGTCCTATCAACCTCAATATCAAATACCTCTTCTTCGCCGCATGGTGTTATGTCAACTATCTGATCCAGCGAAACGCTGTAGGTATTCAGCGGCTCTGTGCAATTTTTCTGGGGTTTCTCCATATCCAACTGCGAGATTGCAATTGTTGCAGAGCAATCCTCTGACAACTCCTGTGCTGTGGTCGTGGTCGATACAGAGTTTCCCGTTCCAGTGGGCGCGAGTGTTTTTCTCAGAAGGTGGCTCACTACAGACATCACAGCGGTTGCTGCGCTCTGCAACCATTCTGTCATACGCTTCGCTAGTGATCCCGTATCTGCTCTTGATCCTTCTGGCTCTGCGCTGTTCTGCGGTGCTGGGTGGAGGGTCGTATTGCTTGGTGTAACAAGATTTGCAGAGGCTTTTGATTGCTGCTGGCTTGTCGCATTGGCAGCAAGTTTCTCCTTTCCATTTCCCGTGGTATCCATCTGGGTGGTAGGGCGCGTCTGGATGTTTCCTGTGGTAGCTGGCTCTTGCTTGGCAAGCAGCACATAGTCCGGGCTTTGTTTGTGATCTGGCTGGTCTTGTACACCACTCATTGCTACAAGAGACATCCCCACCTGTAGGTCTTTCAGCTTTATCCATGAACGATCTCCGTTTAAATCAACGAGAAAAGGATGATCCTCGTTTGCACGGAGTGTTCTGCCAGATCGTGTTTGTATTGTATATATGGAATCAACACCACTTGACTGCCAATTATTGACGGTTGATGTGGTGAACAATCCTTTCTCGTAGTCATAGGTAGCTACGGAATCCCCATTGCGGATGTGCCTGAGTTCAGTGGAAGATCCGTCTGACATCAGAACAGGCGTATCGCCTGTCATGCACATGACGATGACGATTGCCCCCCCCGGCTGCAGGCGCTGGCGAGGCCCCGACGAGTACCACTCATAGACTCGGTCATAGACTTCGGGATTACCCTGCATCGCCTCCTGTTCGGAGTTATGTGTCACGACGTACCCGCGCCCGACAAGAAACTGCCCGTCTTCCCGCTCAACAGTTATGCACTGTACATCAGCACACCGATCTGTTCTGGACACGGTAAACGAGCGCCGCCGCTTGTCCGTTGGGGTAAACGTCCTGATCTGCTTACGTGGCATCCTACATGCGTCTTTAAGCTTGAACGTAACCCGGTATATAGGGCTACAGTTAACCCGGCTATCTTCGTAGCGGTGAATCTTCGCTTTCACCCCAAGGCTATGCACCAACTCACAAACAGCCAGAGTAAGTTCTTTATTTGTATTATTGAAGTTGCACTGCCCCGCTTCTGTAACATCCCCGTCAGTATCCATCATTCCCTGAAGAAGTGCTAAGCGTTGGGATACAGAAGATTGCAGATAGGGTGTCGGTACGTGCTTGTTATTTAGTACCCCGAGGTCTCGTAACTGCCCACGTAATTTGGGGATGCCAAACGAATACACGCTCTTCAGATCAGTCACCTCATACCCTGCCGCCTCAAACTGAGTACGCATAAACAAGGCATCATCAGGATGTGCTGTCATTCTTCCAAGGCTACTTGTCCCATCTCCGAGCCACGCACCAAGGACATACGGGTCAATCGGAAGATCCGCTTCTGAGTATTGAACAGCGTAGTGCCGGGGCAAATAGGGCTTATTAGGTTTGTCCCAATTGGCTAATTCCCGCGCCGTAGATGTTTTTATAATATGTGAGTTTTTTAGTGCAGTCTCAGAGTGGTATGACCAAAGATGTCCTCCGTCACAGTACACAACCTCGTTATCATCGGTCGTGACAGCAAATAACTCCCGGTCTCTGCATACCGTGGACTTCGCGATAACCCGCGTCGGTAGCCCGTCCGGGCCATACACACTATCACCAATAACTAAATCACCAATAGTCTTAAATCCTTGTGGTGTTGGAACCGCCGTATCCAATGGTAGTGCATGAGGGTCATCGATGATCAGGAGGTCAGCGCCCTTGCCAGTGACGGCACCGCCGACGCCGATGGCGAAGTAATCGCCGCCTGCGGAGGTGTTCCAGCGACCTGCGGCTTTGGAGTCGGTCGAGAGTTTGGTCTTGAAGACGGTCTGGTAATCGATGCTGTTGATGAGGTTACGCGCCTTGCGCCCGAAGCCCACGGCGAGTTCTGCGGTGTGGGCGGTCTGGATGATTTTCTTCTCGGGGTATTTTCCGAGGAACCATGCTGGCAGCAGGTAGGAGGCAAATTCCGACTTGGTGTGCCGAGGTGACATGTTGATGATCAGGCGCTTGAGCGTTCCGTTGGCGATGCGTTCAAACGCATCAGCCATGATCTTGTGGTGCCTCCCTGAGATGAAGGAGGGCCACATCGACTGGACGAAGGGAAGGAAGTTGTCCTTGCACCGTGCGATGCGGTCATTTTCCAGCAACTGCCTGACACGGTCGATGTTGGGAGAACCCTTCGGGAGGATTTCCAGAAGCTTGGCGTACTGCCGAAGTTCCTCGGCGGTAAGAATATCGCTCATAGGCGCGAGACGAAGTCCACGGTCTTGTCGACTGGTTTGAGCGTCCTGACGCCATTGGCTTTCATGTTCAGAACCCCCAGCGCCTCCAGTTCATGGATGATGCGGTGGATGTTCGAACGGCTTTTGAGTTCAAGCCCATCGGCAATGTTCTGCATCGACGGCGCAAAGCCCTTGACCTTGATGTACACGGTGATGAAGTCTAGAACCAACTTTTGTTTAGGTGTCATAACTACATCCTTATAGGTATAACTATATATAACTATATATAACTACTTATATGTATTGATAAGTTATTAAGAACACCCCATAGGGGTGTTCTTTTATTAACTAGGTCATAAAGCTTTTCTTTAAAAGGTCATAAAGCTTTTAAAGAGGTTCTTCTAAGAAGAAATCCTTAGAGAAAGGATTTCTTCTTTACTACAAAGCGTTTTGTTTAAACGCTCTGTTCTTCAAGTTTCAACTGCTCTGCATCCTGAGCGCCTTCGATCATGACACCACCACCAAGACACTTGACGAGGTCATCCTGCGTGGCTACCCGAACCGTGAACTGCTTCTGCGCCACATGGTTCAGCGCCTGTGAGCGATGTGCAGCCTTGACCAGATGAAGTCCATCCTTGTGGATGACGACGTAGATGCGTTTGAGTGCTGCCATTGATATCTCCAAAAATATATACCCCTACGGGGTATGAACAAACCACGAACGACGGGGGTCATTCTGCACAAGCGTTTAAACCTTGTCAATCAAAGATTTGCATGGGGGGAGGGGGTGAGGAGATTGTTCGCATAGGGGAGTGGATTGGGAATCGGATGAGTGGATTTGAATTGGGGATCGGATGAGTGGATTGCAATGTAAGGGATCGGCACGAGGTGCCGTCAATAAGCGGGGGTGCGGGTATGGTGGGTCTCGGCTGGGACGCATCGTCATGCCACGGCGTCAGTCTGTCTGCCTGTCGTCATCGTCGTTGCCATCGTGACGACTATCAGGATGATTGGAAGCATAGGGATTGGCTATACCATCAGCCACTGCTGGCTCACTAGTTCCTCGGCTTGAACCGTGAGGCTGCAAGGCGTCGACTGAGGCTGGGTGATGGTCAGGTATCACCTCACCCATGATCGGCTCGCCTTGCGCAACGGTTGGGCTGGGAGTGATGTCAATGGTTGGCATCTGCTCCAGCAGTTTGAGGTGACTAGCTAGTTCCTTCTTCAGGTCTTCAGTGGTGGTGGTCTTGACATCGATGTTTACACGTTCACTGAACATGCCAGAAGCTTTGCCTATCAACTCCAGCGCCTTTAATCGCTGGCTCTCCCCCTTAAACTCTCGACTGTGCTTTAACAACTCAGTCATTACGTACCTTCTAGCGGCAATATCGTCTGAGACCAGCGTGGATTCATGACGTTGGAGGCTAGACTCAAGCAGTGCATTGACTTTTGGATTCTTCATTAGCGCGTTCGCCTGAGAACTCACGACTGCCTGATTGTCTGTTCGGACTGAGTAAGCCTTCCTGTACGCATCGGACTGGCTGTGTCCCTGTACGACCAGACTCACAAACAGTCTTTGCTTTGGTGTTAGCTTGCCTTTGGTCTTCTGCTCTACACCTCTTGGTGTTCCCTTACTTGTTATCTTTGCATTGGCACGGTTGACCGCTGCGAGCATGCGCTCGCCGTATTGCTCCTCCGCGCCGAGTCTGCTGGCGACCGTACCCAAATCTTCCTTGGGATCGTCTATCGTCCATTCGTTGCCCATAGTCTTCCCCTCTATCAGTGTTTGCGTTGCCATAGCATATCCCTATCGACCCGTTCAGCCATACAACCGAACTGATCCAGCCCACAATCGTTGCGTTCGCACCACGTTCGTGAACCGTGGTTCACCAATCACCATCCAACGGTGAACCGTGATTCATGAACCATCATTCATGGAGTTATCCACAGGCACCAAAGTTATCCACAGAATGCGTCAAGTTCCACTTAGAGTTTTTATCGAAGGTGCCAAGGGGGTAATGAGGACTTCCCAGATCGGGGCTTGGCGACCCCTTTAAAGCCGTTTAAATGGCATTGCGTTTTGCTTAGGAATCATGGGCTGTGGATAACCCTGTGGATAGCGGGGATAACTTTATGACAGTGAACATCCTGTCCGATCTGGCACCCAAATCAGTTCCCAGATCACACTCTGGCGCTGCTATTTCCCCACAGTGCTACTGCCTTGCTGAAAATAAAGCTTGCACTACTGTTTAAATGGATTGACAATGCAGGTTAGTAGTTGATGTTGATGTTAAGTGGTAGTAGTACATGAGATCGTTCTTTCATGTTGCACCGGACGGCTTCGACCCCCTTTCTCATGAGGGGCATGCCCGACAAGGTAGTCACCTGCCAAGTAGACGACTGACCCCCATCTAGAGGGCGATACGGCGAAAGGTAAGGCACCCCGCGCTCCATCGATGCGCGACAACGCATGCTGCAGACCAGCATGACAATCGATACTGCAGAGGTCACCCAAAGGTTCCGGTTCGGTCGCTCGCGGCTGGACTCAAGACTCCGAAAGATCAACCTGAAAGGGCATCGAATAGGGGAGCGATGGAGAAGGGCGCAGCCGCCAGCACGGGGCAGACGTTGACCCAAGTAGACCGGTATGAGACCAATCCGACAGGCACTTCATTACTGAGGTCGCCTGTCTGATTTCCCCTCACCCAACCGGAGTTCACTATGACCCCCACTGAAATGGCGCAGGCGATGCGCCGCAAGGTCAGCACCTACACCAAACCGATGCTGACATTCGCCCTGCTCGACTGCCACGCCGCTCTGCAGGCTGGCGGTTACAGCACCGATCACCCCTACGGCGCGAAGCTTTGGGCGGAGATCGATGCGATCCGCGACCGCATGATGCGCAAGTGAGTGACCCGTCAGCGCCTTGTATCAGGGTGCTGGCTGATTCACCCTCGACTCACTACTTCCGGAGGCTATATGAGTCACCCAAAAACGGCGGCATGGATTGCCGCTCACCCGATCCAGCATGCATGGCTGGTCAACAATCCTAAGTTCCCCTTCGCGGTCAGCCTGTATGAGGCGCTCCAGAAATGGGGCGGTCTGACTGACCGTCAACTTGCCGCAGTCGACAAGTGCATCGCCGGTTCGGTCGAGCGCAAGCTGGCGCGGCTGGATCAAGCGGTCACTGCGCCGGTCGTCTCGGTCGACAAGCTTGAGGCGGCGTTCACTCTCGCCAGTTCCAATTTGAAGCGTCCCCGCCTGACCATTGGCGGACTGACCTTCTCGCCTGCTGGCGCGACCAGCAAAAATCCGGGTGCGATCTACGCCAAGTGGGGCGACACCTACCTCGGCAAGATGACCGGCGGCAAGTTCCTCAAGTCCTACGGTTGCAACGACGAGGCGGAGCAAAAAGTGCTGATGGTCGTCGCTGACCCCGAGGGCGAAGCGATCAAGCACGGCAAGCTGACCGGCTCCTGCGCGATCTGCTCGCGCAAGCTGACCGATGCCGAGTCCACCGCCCGAGGGATCGGCCCCGTCTGCGCCAAGCGTTTCGGCTGGGGCGTTTAAACAACTGGAGTCAATCATGACCACTACCCCTCTGTACGCCACTCGTGAAGACTGGCTCAACGCAGTAGTCGAGGAGACCCGTTCGGTCTTCGAACTGCTGAACTTCCCCCTGCCCGAGAAGATCAAGGTCTCGTGCGGGTTCCCGAGCCAACGCGCTCGCGCTCGCCGCCAGACGGTCGGCGAATGCTGGTCGTCTGCCGCCACTGCTGACGGCACCGTTCAGATGTTCGTTTCCCCTGTGCTGGATGACCCGCTGCAGGTCTTCGCGGTCGTCGTCGCCCAGTTGTGCCACGCCGCGACCGAGGGCGATGGGTACAAGGGTCGCTATCCCGCCGCCATGAAGGCGGTCTGCCTTGAGGGCAAGCCGACCGCACCGTCGATGGGGTTCGACTTCCGCGCCATGTGGTCTGACCTTGTCGGCCAGTTCGGCGCTTACCCGCACGAGCGGCTGCAGGTCGCGACCAAAGTCGAACCGCAGGGTACGCGCATGCTCAAGGCGGTCTGCCCTGCCTGCGGGTACACCATCCGCCTGACTGCCAAGTGGGCGAAGATCGGTCTGCCTGACTGCACCAACATCTTCAGTCATCCCAGCAAATCCGTTGAACTTTTTGAACTCGCCTGAGAGGAAATCATGGCAATCGCTGATACCAAGATCGCGCTTGAACTCGCGAAAATGTGCAATGCACACAAGTTAAACGAAGTGCTGGTCGCGTTCGGTAAGGAACCCCAGCAGGTCAAGCTGGTCGCAGCCAATCTGGTCGCCGAGATGATCGCGGCTGGGCAGGTCACGCTCGCGACCGTGCTGGCGTATAACACCTCCTTGCCAGTTCCCGCCCCCGCAGCGCCTGTCGCGGCGAAGGTGCCGTCCGAACTGACCGCGAAGGTCAATGAGGTGCTGGAACGTGCCGATGCCGCCGTCAAGACGGCTGAAGCACAGGTCGCAGGCATCGATGCGGTCAAGACGATCATCGCTGGCAAGGTCAGCGAGATCGACCTGCGCAGCGAACACTTCGAAGGCGAGTTCACCAAGCTTGTCGACGAGATCGACCAGAAGGTCGCCAAGATCAAGGGCGTCGACTATGACAAGATCGAATCGCTGGTGCGGGTCGCCGCCGCCGACCTTTTCTCGACGTTTAAACAAACCGCCACGGTCGAGGCGCTGGCGCAGATCGCCGCCGCCTTGCCGCCGGTTCGGATCGTCAAGGTAAAGGATGTCTTTCCCCGTCCGTGGGGATACCGCACCGATGAAGGGTCGCTGATCGACTTTGGCAATTTGGACATCACGCTCTGGGATCATCCCGATGCGCCGGAAGTCCTGACCGACTATGTCTTCAACGCCCAGCACCTGCACTGCGCCCTGCTGGCGCTGGAGCAGAAGCTTCCGATCAACCTCTGGTTGTACGGCGAGCGCGGCACCGGCAAGACCGAGTTCGCGACCCAGATCGCCGCCTACCTCGGGCGTCCGATGTATCGGGTCAACTTCGATGAGTCGGCTGAACGCGCCGAGTTCATCGGTGCCGACAGTGTGGCGAACGGTTCCGCCTACTGGCGCGAAGGGGTGATCACCCGTGCGGTGCAAACCCCCGGCGCAATCGTCCTGCTGGATGAACTGGGTTTCGCTCGTGCGCAAAACCTTGCCGCCCTGCATGCCCTGTGCGAGCGGTCGGTGCATCGGGCGATCACCATTCCCGAGACCGGTCGCCGCATCGCGGTCGCCGACCATGTCGTCTTCTTCGCGGCTGACAATTCGAACGGGTTCGGCGATGCCTCGGGCAACTTCGCTGGGGTGCGCGAGCATAACAGCGCGTTCCTCGACCGGTTCGGCATCAAGCTGGAGTTCGATTACCTGCCTGTCGACGACGAGGCTGACCTGATCAGCAACCGTACCGGACTAAACGGCATGGCGGCTCGCATGCTCTGCGGTTTCGCCAATGTGGCTCGCGAGAAGGCTCGTGCCGGTCTGCTTACCCAGCCGCCCAGCCTGCGCCAGTTGTTCACAATGGCGGAGTTAATCCAGAAGGGGTTCCCCATCGGGCTGGCGTTTAAGACGACCATCCTGTCGGCATACCCCGCCGAGTGCATTCCTGAACTGGAGGGCGCGTTTGCCGCGACCATCGATCAGGATGACCTTAAAGCCTACCTCAACTAAGGAGTTTTTATGAAAGGCTTATTCGTTAAGCGTGGCGTCGAAGCCACGCTGGAGCGGGTCTTCCGCGCCACTGGCAACAGGTTCGGCGAACTGAAGTTCCGCTGGACGGGTACGACCGCCGCCGTGGCTTTTCAGCGTCAGGGCGCTAGTCTGACGACCGTCGATGCGACCTTCATCTTTCCCGTGACCAACGACCTTGCCGAGATCGGCAAAGCGATGTTCAACGACCTGATCGCTTTCAGCCTGCATGAACTGGGGCATTGCTGGTTCACCGACAATTCGCCGTGGGATCAAGCCAAGTACAAGCACGGCACTTACCTGTCGGCGCTGATCAACGGGCTGGAAGATCCGCGCATCGAACGCAAGGTGATCGAATCGGGGTACGCCCCGAACAGCAAGGCGCTGCTTGAGTCCCTCATGAACAACATGCTGCGCAAGCACGGGTGCGTTGAACCCGACGACCTGCCCAACCTGTCGTTCATGCTGGCAATTGAGGGTCGGCGTTTAAACGGGTACACGATTGAAGTCCCGTGCATTGTCGACCAGTCGCCGTGGGCGGCGGCGATCTGGGAGGCGCTGCATACGGCGCGAGCGGCGACCAATACCGCAGGCGTTGTGGCGGCGGCGATCAAGCTGTTCGAAACGCTGCAGCAGCAGAAGGATGATCCCTCACCAGTTCCTCCCCAGCCCCAGCCCAAACCGCCCGAGCAGGGCGACGAGGGCGGCGAAGGCAGTGACGGCGAAGACCCAGCCGACGACCAGCAACCCGAGCAGGGCGATGATTCGGGCGGCGATCAGGACGGCGAACCTGACGACCAAGCTGGCGGCGGAGAGGGCGGCGACGACAATGCCTCTGAGACCGATCAGGAGGGCGCTGGAGACGCGAACGCTGACGGGGAAGGGGAAGGTGAGGGTGAGGGCGACAAAGGCGCTGACGGCGATTCTGACGGCGATGGCGAGCCAACCGATGGCGAAGGCGAAGGCGTCGAGGATCACGAGTCCGAGGCGACCGGAGTCGGCGCTGGCAAGGGGAGCGGTTCCCGCGAGATGGTCGTCGACCGCCTGCCTGACCCAGCCGACTACATCTGCAACGAGATCGCAGAGAAAGCACCAACCCCCAGCAACCTGCGCGGTCTGCCTTCTGTTGGAAAGCCGACCATTGTGGAAATCAAATTTAACTGAGAGGGCATCATGCCTACATTTGACAGAGCAGAATGCGAAGAGCGGTTCAGTGAACATGCCGCGATCAACATCCCCCGTATCGGGGCGGTCAAGGTCGCGATCACCCGCCTGCTTCGCTCCATCGACTACATTGGTCATTCGCACAATGAAGACTCCGGTCGCTTCGACCGCAGGGCAATCGTGAAGTTTGTTGCCGGTTCGGCGAACGTGTTCTCGCGCCGCGAGTTCAAAGAAGCGGACACTGCGGCGGTCGAGGTCATGATCGATGTCTCGGGTTCGATGGGCTACGATGGCGGCAGGAAGATCTGCATCGCCTCGGTCGTCGCCAATCAACTGTCGGCGATCTTCGAAAAGACCGGCACCCCGTATGCGATCATCGGGTTCGATGGTCGCAGCGTTGCCGAGCAATTCATCGCAGGCGGCGCGTCAGCCAGCGACATTGCAGGCGGGAGTTGGTCGAAGCATAGCTATGCCGAGCAGGTCAACCTGTACAGGTTCAAAGACTGGCACGAGACGCGCCGCACCGCAGCATTGAAGTTGGGGGCGATCAGCGGTACTCCCAACGGCGGAACTCCCGACTTTGGCGGGGTGTACCTTGCCATCGACGAGTTGTCAAAACGCACCGAACGGCGCAGGATTCTATTCCTGCTGACCGATGCAGAAGGGTACAACATGACCAACATGCAGCACCTGCAGACGGTCGCCGACAAGCTGAAGATCACAATCGTGGCAATCGGCATCGGCACCAATGACGCCAAGAGGGCGTTCACCAATGCAGCCGCAGTCCAAAACGTCGACGACCTCGGTTCGGTCGCCTTCACCAAGCTTCTAGCAGGCATTAAGGAGTGCTGATATGGAAGACAAACCCAAGACGACTGACGCGCAGCGCAAGGTCTATGAAGACCTTGTCGCGCTGATCAACGCCAAGATCGACGGCGGGGAGGTCGATACGATCATCCCCGCGCTGGTCACCGTGCTGGCGCAGGTCGGGTCGTCGACCCAGACAAACCCGATCATGCTGCTTGGCTACATCGGCTCGACGTTTAAACGTCATTACGGGGAAGCTGCATTCCTGATCGGCGCATTGCAAACCGCCGTCGAGGATGACTTCCCTCCCATCGAAACCCCAATGCAGTAACTCTCACCAGTTCCGGAGGCTATCCATCATGTTGAGCAAACGACAGGAATCCCTGTTCGCCGAGTTGGGTCTTGACCCCGACGACGAGACGCAGGTTCGCGCAATCAATAAAGATTGCTACCCGACCAAACCGTTTACGACCTACCTGCGCGAGCGCCTGCAGCGCAAGTGGGCGCGTGAGCGCCAGCAAACCCGTGCCGTCTATCTGGGAGATTGATCATGAGCAAGAAACGAGTCGTCGCGGTTCCGACCGCCAGCATCATCTACTACACCGGCAACAACGTGCGGCTGGAGGTCATCAGCCGCGCCGGTATCTTCAAGAACCGTCTTGGCAATACCGACCGCATCAGCACCGATTCGATGGACGTTATCACTTGGGTCAAGCTGGGGGTTGTTGAACCATCCGGCCCCGTGGTCGACATCCTGCAGATGGACGGTCATGACATGCAGATCGCCAGAAGATATCTGCACCCCGTCATCGCGGCGCTGGGCGGTCATGCGTCCGACCTGTTTCAGGCAATCGAAACGGACAAGGTGCTGGGGATAATCAACAAAACCCGCGCACGGGTCATCGATAAAATCGCGGAGGACGCCAAATGAAATCCCCTGCTGACTGGATTGCCGCCGCCACGGTTGTCGTGGTTGGCACGGCGATGTTTTACTGGGCTTTTGTCATCGCAACCGGAGGTTGATCATGAGCAAGTCACTGTACAAGAAGTACTCCGTCTGCCCTTGCGTTGGCGGCATGAAGTGCAAACACTGCATGCCCCCCGCCGATAGCGAGAAGGGCAAGCACCTTCGCAGCATCCTCAACCGGCAACAGCGCCGCCGAGAGGAACGCGAAGCTTTCAAGATCGAATGCATGTACGCGATGGAGGAACTCAAAGCTGCCTGAATCTGGTATTCTGGCTGCGGTATGTCTCCTTATGTTCTCCCCCTCCACCTCACGGTGCAGGGGGATTTTTTTTGTCCAGCGATTGTTCGTTTAAACATTTGAACCCGAGCAGCGTCGTAGCCGTGGGCTTTGGGTGACATGCCAAGGGGTCGCGTCTGGCATGTGCGTTTAAACGGTCGGTCGGTGGCTCACCTGATGAGACACTAAACTGTCTCACCAGTTCTATTCCGGTCAATCTGCCTACGCTTCGACCGAAAACATTTGATAGGCTCTTGCGCCAGACATGTCGATGTAGGCATTCGACCGGATGATCGAACCGCCATTGACCGTGGCTTGAGTGCGAGTTGGTTTGATGGTGATGTCAGGGACATACATTCCCTTGTGGTCAGTGATGCTCTGGACGAGCAACAAGTCAGACTGCCTGAGATACAGGAACCCAACAAGAGGCACACACAAGCCCAACGCTATTGCTCTGGCGCGTTCAATCTTGTTCATGGTCACTAACCACTGACTTTCGTACTGGGCGCTGAATTTATTGTAATCACAGTCGTACCTGCACTTGGTCTCGACCACGCTTCGGATGATCCCGTCCCTGACAAGGAACGCATCAACCGAGGCTGGCTGGTCTTTAGGCGTTTCAATGTATGAATACGCTGTATGGGTCGCTAAAAATATTGCCTTTGCCCTGACCTCATCGCGCAGCGTTTCAGCGCCGCGCTCAGTTAGGATGTCCATCAGAAGTCGTCCATCATTTCGACGTAGGTTCCGGTCGTTTTCTGGTACTCAAGCTTGGTCTCGCCTTGGGTGCCGATCCAGCGGTAGCGGATCTTCCATGCCGCGATCTCGACCTGATTGCCCTCGCCGCGATGCACCGTGATGCCGCAGTCGGTCTTTGCCCACCACGCCATACCACCAGAGATTGCCATGCCATCGGGGCGCGGCAAGTCCATGCCTGCGCGTGTGATCTTGGCTGGGTGGGCGATGAAAAAGACATGAACATCGTAGGCTTTGGCAAACGCCTGAACACGGGTCAGGATGTTGCTGATGAACTCATGTTCAGCCTCGTTGCCTGACTTGGAAATGTAGTTGTAGGGATCAATGACCAGACCCCGTATGCCGATGCGCGTGACCGCGATCTTGGCGCGTTCAAGGATTGATTCGATGGTGGCTGGCTCAACCGTCTCAGAGTCCATGAAAAGAAAATGCTGCTCGACCCATTTAAACGCATCATCGCGCTCTGCGTCGGTCATCCGGTCGGTGCCATCGAAGAAGCGTCGTTCGGTGTAGATTTCCATCAGCCTGCTGATGTGGATGTCTGGCTGGTTTTCGAAGGAGCAGATGGCGAACTTCCAGTCATCTGTCCTGCCGAGATTGACCATGATCTGGTCGACGAAATTTGACTTGCCAGAAGAGGGATAGCCTGTAATAACGCTGACCTGACCGGGGGCAATCGTGTAAATCTTGTCGACGTTTGAATACCCTGTCGACGCGCCCTTCCCCGTTCCCTTGTGCCATAGATCTTGGATGCGGTCAGTGAACTTGCTTGCCTGAGAAAGTCCTGCCACGGGATAAGGTTCAGCGCCATCGATGATCTCCAGAACAGCGGCTTTGCCGCCATCCATGTATGCCTCGTTTAAATCCTTGTACCGGCTCGACTTCGCCAGCCTGCACTTGTCCTTGCCAATGCGTCTTGCGATCTCCTCTGCCAGCGCCTGACCTGCGGTGTCATTGTCGGTGGCGATGATCACATACGGCACCTGTTCAATGATCTCGTGGGCATCCCAGATAAAGCTGAACTTCTTGTCCTCGGAGGGTGCCACTCGACCATCATTGACCTTCTGGGGCGCACCGGACGGCACCGAGACGACATTGATGATGCCACACTGGAATCCTGTGCATGCATCGATCTCGCCCTCCACGATCACCATAGGAAGCGTCAGGTTGTGCTTGACACTGTCGATGTTCCACAGGGTGTGAGCGCCACCCGATTCCTGCGTGAAATCCTTTGAGTCCAGCGCCCGATACTTGGCGCTGACCATCTTGTCATCACGGTAGTAGGGGAACCCGATGCAATCCATCCGCTCGCCGGTCTTGGCGAAGAACTTGGTCGCGGCAAACAGGCGCAAGTCCTGCGCCGTTTCAAGGGTGATGCCACGCGATTCAAGAAACTGCAGGTGCCGTTCACCCAGCAAGTCCATCGGTGTGGGCGGCATTACGGGCTGTGCTTGAGCCATTGTTTTCTCCGAGCGGTATGTTTTGTTTGTTGGTATGAACGGGGCATTGTCGAAAGGCACGACTCCATCCTCATTGCAGTGATGACAAAAGTAGACCCAGCCTTTGTCACCGTGGTGAAAGACGAGGGACTTCTCATTGGGATTCTTGACCCGCTCTGGCGAGCAGGAGGGACACTTGATTCGCATCCCGCTATGGATGTTTAAACCGCCAAGCGATTCGGCGAGATAACTGCTCATGGTTAGCCTCCGGAGCGTTATTTTTTGGGGGTGTTTTTCTTGACCGTGTGGTCTGGGTTCCTACTAAAGCTGCGGTTCTTGGATGGTGGTTTCAGTCGAAGATTTGATTTCGCATTCGTTCCCCCCTTCGATAAGGGCTGGGCATGATCAATGTCCTTGCCTGTTCGATCTATGCCCTCCTTGTCGAATTCGTATCGCGCCCTTGCTCTTGCCGCCCTTGCAGGCTTTTCATCCCGCACCTGTTCCTGTTTCCATTCTTTCTTGTAGGGTCTTGGGGATTTGGTGTAGGGCATGACGCTATTCCTTCGCGAATCTGTCGGTGTCCATCTTGGTCACGATCCAGAACCCCCCATCGTTCTTGCTCATGCCATCGGCGAGCATTTCATCAACGGTCATGCAGCGCCGTTCTTTGGGGGAGTACTGACCGATCCGGTGATGGTCGAACGCGCCGTTGGAGTTGAAGTATTCACCACATCCACGACACTGGTTTCTATTGCCTGTAACTTTCATATTAAGCCTCCGTACTATGTAAGTAAATCCCTTCAATTGCTATCGATCAAACGCTACTGATAGCGACTACCTATAAGCTTTCGGTAGTCGAAATACCCCTACCCTTACACCCACCCACCGGAAGGTTGGGGCGAGTGCAATCCTTTACGACAGAACTCTGGCTGCAAGCCTTACGGAGAGTCATTCCGCCCACCCCCGAATCCCGTAGACCAACGGTCATGTCTACGTTAGGTGCATTTCAGCACTGCCCAGAGTATTGGTACTGGATGTAGTTAGCATCCCTGTCTATATCCTGTTCCCTTTCGGTACTTGGGGGTGCGGGTCACACCGGATTGTTTTCCTGTCTTGGGTACGGGTGGAAACCCTATCAGCTAACGCGCCCTGACGGCTGGCATTGCCAAAAAAAAATCCGCTTAGGTCTGCATCTTGGTCTACCCCCTTTCGGGGCAAGGTACAGAACTAAACGGATTTCATTGGGTAGGCGCCAACAATTAAATCTTACTGCTACTTATGCGTATCGTCAACCTTTGGTTCAACCTCACCATTAGTTCGACGTTTAAGAGAAAGCAATTTTCTTCCTTCGATAACCTCAACGGATTTAAAGATGTGGCACTCACGAGTACCGCCCCCGCTTTTATAAGCTTTGGCAGCTTCTCTGGCACCTTCGATTGTTTCATGGATTTTTTTCGGTCTGCCCATGCCAGCGACCCACATCAAATACAAGTCCATATCAGCCTCCTAGTTTAAACAAGTCCCCGTCTTTCCGAGGTGCCAACAACAAAGAGGTTCCCAGTTATTCACTGGCAGAGGGAACTCCACGGAACCTTTCGGTTTCACCCATCAAGGGATCATCAGCCGTAGTTGCCAGTTCAGATGTCTTCATGCTTCGTTGTATCGAAGACCCACGGTCTTTGTTGGTAAACAAGACCCGTCAAGTCGCACTAACCTGCCTGTCCAGCCTCTCACTGGAAACGAGATGATTACCAACAGTTGTACGGGCTGATTGATCCAATAGGACTATCCCCTGACCGGGGGCGGAGGTCAGTCCGTCCAACCCGCACAACTCTTGATAAAGAAAGGGGCGGCGAGATCATCGCCACCCCTTGACCCCGAGGAGATCAGGGATGTTGACCGGAGGCTAAACCATCAACATGACCAATGGTACAGAATGCGAACGTCAAGCGCAAGTGCCAAACAAACGAAAGGCTGCGGTGCGCTTCGGCTGCAGCGGATTGTTTAAACGATCCACCGAGATCACGGCGCGGGGGTTGTCTTTGTCCAGCGACCAGTAGATGTGGCGCTCCTTGACCTGCCGGTCATTGAGGTATGCCACCCCCTGCAACAGGTCGAGGATCAGGCTTTCGTCAAGGTCTGGGCGGCGCGAGGCATAGTAAATGATCATGGTGACCACGACATCGCCTTCCAGCGGCGTGGTAGTGCCTGCAAACTGCATCGCCTGCTTCTTGAAATCACCGCCGTAGTCCAGCGCCTTCTTGCTCTTGATGAACATCGGCTTGCCGCGCACCGTTGCTAATCTGCGACTGTTCGCCTTCGATGCCGGTTCCCCATAGAAGACCAAGTGAATGTCATGCTCAATCGCGTCGAGGTAATCGGTCGGATTTCTAAAGGCAGAAAATATATTTGCATTTTTCATTTGGAAGCACTTGCAAAGGATTAAAAGCTGCGCTATATTGGAATCTCCAACACGGAGGCTACTGTGAAGATCACAAACAAATTCGGCGTTCCCGAAACACTTGTTGCTGCAATCACCAAAGATTACTACAGCAAGGGCAAGGCTGACTACTCTGTCACCGAAATTATTTCCCCCCCTCGGATTCAAATCCTGCGCCGCAGGCACTGGAATGAGATGGAGGTCGATGTCACTGAATTGCTCTGGCAGTTCATGGGTAAGGCGATCCACTCCATCGCCGAGCATGGCGTGGTTGTCAATCACATCACCGAGGAGCGCCTGTACTACGAGGTCAATGGCGTCACCCTGTCAGGTGCCATCGATCTGCAGCATCTGCAAACCGACAACACCGTCAACATCACCGACTACAAGTTCACCTCGGTCTGGGCGCTGCGAGCCGACAAGGATGACTGGCACCAGCAGCAGAACATCTACAAGCACATCGTCGAGCAGGTCAAGGGACTCCCCGTCTCTGGCTTGAACATCTGCGCATTCCTGCGCGATTGGAGTAAGCGGGAGTCACAGGTCAAGGCTGACTATCCGCAGGCTCAGATTCAAATGGTGGCGCTCCCATTGTGGACTCCGGACAAGGCGCTGGGTTTCATCAAGGAACGGATCGAACTGCACCGCGATGCCAAGGTTGCTGCTGACTGGGGTTCTGAACTCCCGCCCTGCACCGAGGAAGATCGCTGGCAGCGCGATACGAAGTACGCCGTCCTGAAGGAAGGCGGCAAACGGGCTTTGCGTGTCTTTGATACCGAGGCGGAGGCGCAGGAGTTGCAGAAGGCGACCCCCAAGACGGTCATCATGATCCGCAAGGGAGAGGCAGTGCGTTGCGTCAATAATTACTGCAACGTCAACCAGTGGTGTACCCAGTACCAGAAGGCACAACAGGAGGCTCAAGATGAGTGAACACAGCGCGGAAGCACTGAAGGCGGCGACCGACATGGATGCCCTTGTCGAGGCGGTCTGCGAGATCTTTGACCGGTTTCTGACCGAGCATCACCCGATGGATGTCATCGCTCGCACGACCGTCATCGCATCAGCAATTGAAGTGTCCTGCATTTACGGTAATGCTTTTATGATGCCGCCGGAAGCCTTGACGGCAATGACCGGCAAGTACTACGGCAAGATCAAACAACTTGGAGAAATGAAAAATGACCAACAACAATGAAGAAATGAACTCTCCGGAATTCAAGGAGTTCATGCGTAACGTTGAAAGCCTGAGCGAAAAGATGACCGAATCAATGATCGTCAGGCTCAAGGAATTGACGACCAATGAAAGTGGCATGCAACTGATTTCCGCCATGCTTTGCTCAACGTTCAATGTGCTGGCTCCCATGATGGCGCAGATGCCTCCGAATATTGCGTTTGAAGCAATCGACGCAATGGTTCTTGACCTGAAGCTTGCCGTTGTCAAAAGCTTTTCGGAGAGAGACGATGGCTAATTTTCACTCACCAGAGCGTCAGTCAAATGAATCACTGGCGCAATATCGCGAGCGGATGAAGATGAGCCGCAAGATCGCCAAGATCGCCAAGACCGGTCAGGTTCCCGAGAAGGAGGCTTCCCTATTTGAAGCGTTTAAACGAGGGAAGCTGTAATGGCTATTCCTGTCATCATGTCTAACCCTGCTAATCCAAACGACTACAACATCAACACTGACTGGAGTGCAGTGCAGCGGGAGGATGGCGTCTTGGTGATGAAGCAGAAGATCTCCATTGAGCAGGCGGTTGACTTGCAAAACAAGGGTTGGTCGGTAGAAAACATTGCCGACAAGTATGACGTTGTCCATGAAGGGGTCAGCATATTTAACAAACCGGCAAAGAAAACGAAACCGCCAACTGCTATGAATCTTTCGAACACGGCGCTCAACTCACTGGGGCAGGCGACCGTCATGCAGGGGCAGCAATGGCATCCAGAAGATCAGGATTGGAACACCATGATGAGCAACATGGCAAATCAGGCGACTGCTGAAGAACGGCAAAGGCAGCAAGACCTGCAGACGCTGGCTGGCGCTCAAACCTCTGCCACATTTACAGGAGGCACCGCGACAACCACCGCAAGAGTGCCGCAGCATCTGAACCATATCGATGCAGCGGCGGTCGAGGCAATGATCCTGCGCAAGAAGAATGCCGAGCAGGTCTGGAAGAATGCCGGATTGTCTGAGGCGCAGATCGAAGAGGCTGATCTTCCTGATGGCGGCTTGCAGGTCACATCGCTTGGCAACACCAACAGGCGCGTCAAGCATCATATCTGGAAGTGCGAACCGAGCGAAGTGTCGTTCATATCATCTGGGTATCTGTGCGAGATCCAGCGCAATACCCTCGGTGTGCTGTGCGGGTACGTTGCCATTGGCGAGAACCATCCAGCCTATTCATACTTCACCACTGATCTGAGTGGCGCTGATGATGTGCAATGGATAAACAAGGCGGCGCATGGCGGGATCGATTTTGCCGATGCAGGAATCCTCGGATTTAGCTGCAGCAAGGGCGAAGATTTCTGTCCTGATTTTCCGCTGCCTATCGCTGCTGGTAAGCAAGTGACGTATCGAACCATCGGCTTCGTCATGGACTGCCTTGTCGAGACGGCAAGGCTGCTCAAGAATTTCAATACCCTTCCATTCTAAGGAGTTTAAACATGAAGGTACTCAAGAAACTACAGGAAGCCCGTAATCGGATGTTGACGGTCAACATGAAGAAGAGCGGCAAGAACAAATTTGCGGGATACGAATACTTTGAACTGGGCGACTTCATGCCGCACATCACCCCGATCTTCAACGAACTCGGTCTGGCTGGTGTGGTCAATTTCACGGGAGAGTTTGCAACCCTGTCGATCTACGACACCGATGACGGCGGCGAATGCATTGTGTTTACCTCGCCGCTAGTCTTTGCCGAGAACCAGAAGGGTCAGGCGATCCAGTCTCTGGGATCAACGCACACCTATTTCAGGCGCTATCTGTACCTGCTGGCACTTGACCTAGTCGAACCCGACACGGTCGACGCCGCAGCGCCTCCTTCAACTGCAGGAAAGGTTCCCGTCAAGGTTGACGCCGAGAAGGCAAAGGCTGCTCCTGCTCCTGTGGTCGAGGCTGGCGATGACGCAGCCAACGTGGAACTGTTCGTTGACTCCATGATCCAGTGGGGAACCTCCTGTACTACGGTCGAAGAACTGACCAACCTCTGGAAGGCGAACCAGAAGGAAGTCACCCGCATCAAGGAAGTCCACCCCAGCAAGTTCGCTGTCCTTCAACAAGGCTTCGCCGACATCCGTTCGGCACTTACCAAGGAGTAACACATGGCTTACGACAAACCCTTTGAAACACTGCCCAATACCGGCAGCTTGTTCTCGGTCGCGACCAAGACCAGCGAGAAGTCACCCGACTATCGCGGAGACATTGTTCTTGACCCGAGCCCGTATCGCCTGATCGATGGCAAGATCAAGATCAGCATCGCTGGCTGGAAGAAGCAGACCAAGGTCGGCAAGACCTTCCTGAGTCTCAAGGCTTCTGACGGCAACAACGATGACTGGAAGACCAAGACCCAGTCGCCGACCCCGCGCCAGCAAGCGCCTGCTGCTTCTGCAGCCGACATTGACGACGATCTCCCCTTCTGATCATGGCAAACAAATCGTTCGAAGCGATCAAGATCGCACTCAAGCAGGACTCCAACGGCTTCGTGCTGACGCTGCGGATTCACCCTGACGAGATGCCCGAGGGACTCCTTCGGGATTACGTCGGCGCTCGCTACGGTGTGGCGATGATGCGTATAAACGACGACGAGACGATGACGACCGTTGAGAAACAGGAGCCAGATGCTCGCGTTATCAAGGCTGGGATTCTGTGCCGCAACTGGAACTTCTGGAAGTTCCTCTCAACGCTTCTTGAGGTTGAGGTCTCAAACGAGGAGCAGGCGGTAGAGAATTTGTGCAACCTGCTAAACATCCACAGCCGAACCGAACTCCGTTCTGTTCCCTACGCCCAAGAAACTTTTGACAAGGTGGTTCAAGACTATGAAAACCAAATCCCGCAAGCCGACTTCTAACCTTGCCTACAAGGGCAGCATGTTCCACATCGGCGTGGAACTCAACGAAGAACTGGAGCAGTACTGCACCGGTCACAGCATGTCCCGTTCGCGCATTGCCCGTGAAGGCATTGAGATGCGTTTACACAAGATCGATGACGACCCCTACACCGCTGGATACAACAAGGCGCTGAAGGATGTCACCGAGGCGATCTACGGTCATGCGTTCTACCAGTCGGCGTTCCCGAGCGGTCAGAAGTACTGCGAACACCTGAAGAGCATGATCGCAGAACTGGAGCGCAAAGGTGAATGACGAAGATCTTCGTGACCTGTTCGCCGGTCTTGCGTTGATTGGAATGATCCCGCATTTCGGCGCGGGTGTCTTTCATGGACAGGAAGTTAAGCGAGCCGCTTTGTGGGCGTATGACTTTGCCGATGCAATGCTGGAGGTCAAGCATGGCAACAATGTCATCCCGCCATTTACAGGGGTTGTGCCAGTCGAAGAGGTTGGCATTGCCTCTATCAGGAAGCGTAAACCGAAGGAGAAACAAGATGAATAAAACCAAATGGAATAAAGGAAAGCCCCCGCATGTCGGGTGGTGGCAGACGCAATCTAATTGGTGGCGTTGGTGGGATGGTTCGCAATGGAGTTACGGGGCATCAGCGCATGTCACTAAAACCCATGCTGCGCGGATCGCAAAGACCAAGATACCCGCCCATAACGCCCCAAACATCGAGTGGTGCGACTACTACCCCATCAACGCACGGGTTCCGAGGGTGCAACCATGAATAAATGGAACAGAGGTGAACCACCGCACATCGGGTGGTGGAACGTGAGTTGGGGAGGGGAAAGTCCTCCTTCGTGTGCATGGAGATTTTGGAATGGGGAGTTCTGGAGCGCTGTGTGCTTTCCGTGGTCAAGTCAGCATCTGATACATACATATGGTAATAAACCTCCGCTGGTGACTACTGAAAAAATCCTCTGGTGCAGTTACTGGCCTAGAAATGCGCGTGTGCCAAGGAGCAAACCATGAGCCAACCCAAAATCAAGATCGGCAGCGCTTACGAGGTTAAGAAGTTCGAACATCGCGGTGCAAACGGGCTGTACTCCGCGAAGATGCCCACCAACGCATCGTTCTATACCTACGACATACCCAAAGACAAGTGGTGGGTTCCCAAGACCATCATCACCATTGGGATCGCCGTCTCGGCATTGATCCTGTTTTATTACCAGTTCCTCAAGGGGGCGCTATGAAATACGCACTGATCATTATTTTGGCACTTGGTTTTGGCTCTGCCGATGCTTGCAAGACAACCACGGTTGTCAGCAAGGATGGCACCATCACCGTCTGCACGATCTGCCCTGATGGCATGGGCGGCACAACGGTTACCTGCATTTAAACGAACAAGGAAAAACATCATGATGGACTATCAGTCGATGGTGGACTACCAGCAACGTGTGATTCGCGAACACAAGGATCTCATGGAGAAAATTGCCAAGCTAGGCGCTTTCCTTGGTGGGAAAGTTTTCAATACCATCCCGTCAAGCGAACAATGCAAAATGCAGATTCAGTACAAGGCGATGCTTCTGTATGCAGAATGCCTTGCTTGGCGCATCGCTGACTTTCGGAAAATGTCATAACAAGGGGAGAATCATGGAATCGCAAGAGGCTAAAAAACCAGTTCGCATCAATCGTCTACCGAAAGACTCGCGATCCGCGACCATTCGCAAGACGCTCAAGGAAGGCTGGAGCAAATCCGAGGTTGCTGAACTCATTGGCTGCAAGCTGGTCGATGTGTGCAACGTGGTCAACCGTGATCGCCAGCGCAAGCAGCGCATCAAAGAACTGAAGGCGGCTGGCACATACAAGTCACCAGCATCACGACCGAAACAGAAGCCCAAGAAACCGAAGGAGGAGTACTACATCCAGCCGCAAAGCATCGATGATCAGGCTATCGCCAAACATATGGGTGCGCTAGGAGCCGGTCTTTCCAACCATGTCAGCCCACACCAGAATTGCTTCATGGGGATTGACTTGGCTAAAAAGCCGCTCACCTACGAACAGTTCGGAACGATCCCAGAACCCGAGGGAAACGGCAGGACATACCTTGCCTATGGCAAGCCCAAGAAAACGCTCTGGAGGCGTTTCGTTGACTTCATATGTGGAGAATAAACCATGACGACTGAAATCGTTGTGCTGTACCTGATCACCCGCCTTGATTCGATCAACACTGCGGCGAGCATCATTTTCTTTTGCGGGTCGTTCCTGTTCGGCATTTTGTTGCTGGTTTACATGCTTGCCGATCCGGACAAGAACCCGTACAACGGGAAAGAAAACATTGAGTCCTACGACCGCTCCACGCGAAACGCAAGGGCTGTGTGCTTGCTTGTGTTTAAACGCTGGTGGATTGTTGCGCTCTGCTTAGGCATCTGCGTTTTTGTGCCGACTAAGAAGGACGCCATGTTCATCATCGCCGGTACGGGCGTCATCGAAGCCGCCAAGTCCGAGACTGCCCAGCGCCTCGCAGGCAAGTCTGTCGACATTGTCGAGAAGTACCTTGACTCACTGATCGATGCGGGGGCGAAGAAATGAAGCTGCTTATCTTGCTCGTGGCTTTGCTCTTGGTCGGCTGTGATAACCGCCCCATCGATCAGCGGGAATACTCGATTCACAGGCTGACCAACATACCTGAGTTGAAGGATTGCGTTTACATCAGGCTGGACGGCATGAGGGTCATCCGATGTCCGAGTTCATCGGTCAACGTTCAATACGAGACCAAGAGCGGCAAGGCGAGCCATCAACACTACATTACGACCATCAGCTAGGGGATGAGATGACAACTAAGTGGATACCCCTTGCCCCGATGCGCTGGATCGTTCGGCGCAACAATATCCCGGGAACGGCGAGTTCAGACGTTAACCCGCTGAATTTCTATGACAACGTTCTCCAGCAACTCTGGGGCGAGCATCAATACTATCGGTACGAGACCGAAACCAAGCTGGAGCCTACGGGCAAGTACCGCTGGGAGGATGTGCTGCTGATGGATGAGGCAGACGCCGGGCTTGACTGCTGGAGCAAAGATGAGTGACTGCAGCGACTGCCAGCATAACGATGGCGCGGTCTATAACGAGTCTTGCGCTGAGTGCGAAGACTACTCGAAATGGGAGAGCAAAATGACCAACTCCGATCTACAGAAAGTGCGCAATGCGCTTGCAGTTGCCTCAACGCCGCTTGCCAAGGATCGGCAGACGGTTATCGCGGCAATCGCCATCCTCGACGCAGCCCTCGCCGCGCCTGAGCCGCAGCCTGTTGCCGCTCCTGCGCTTGATTTGGTTGCAGATCAGGGCTTCACGATTTTTCCTCTCGCTCCCGATCTTCCTGTGCCAACCTATTACTGGGGCGGCAAAGGAGAAATTGCCGAATGGATGATTTGTCCCAAGTGCTGCGGAAAATTTCCGATCAGCAAGGAAACGGTCGCCCAACTAAAAGCCGCACAACCCGCGCCCGTTGCCGCGCCTGAGCCGCAGCAGCCTGTGGCGTGGGTTTCAGTCGATGATGCAATGCCAAAGTCAGGAGTGACCGTGCTGGCTTGCTACAAGAACAGTCACGGCAACCTGCGCCGTATTCGTGCGGAATGGACTGCTGCAAAAACCGTTGAAGCCAACGCCGAATATGACTGGGGCGAATACGATGAGGAAACTGACACTTACTGGACGCCAGAGGGCTGGTACGAGTGCATCGACAACTGGGACGAATTCTCGTCAATCGCGGTAGGCGAAGGTGAAATCACGCATTGGATGCCGTTGCCACTCGCGCCTGATGATCCTAACTACACCGCGCCCCCATCCCGCGAGTGGCAAGGTTTGAGTGCAGACGAAATTCAAAGGACGCTTGAGGTTTGCCAAACTACCGTTTCTGACCCGCTGTGGAGTGCGTTTGCAGAAGCAATCGACGCCGCCCTAAAGGAGAAGAATCATGGATGAACTGAGGAAAGCAGCGCAGGATGTTGACGATGCTTATTTCGACGACGTCGCACCAGATACGCAACTGATAATTGCGATGACCACCCTCCGCGCAGCCCTAGCCAAGCCCGTAGCCGCGCCTGACGATGCGATTGATTGGGAAGGCATTGCAGCAGATCAGGCGATGACGATTGCGATGATGAAGGTTGACTATCAGCAACTGCAAGCCTTAGTGACGAGTCAAGGCGTCAGGATGATGGAGCAAGAGGAGTGGCAGAAAGATGCTGAAAGGTATCGGTGGCTACGCCAAGCACCACAATCGAATACGCAGATTACAACAGACCAACTGTGGGGCGAGGAACTTGATGCCTCAATCGACCGTGACATGAAAAAGGAAACGCCATGACCAACCGTGAACTTGCAGCCTCCCTTTCGGAAAATGCGCTTGACCTCATCAAGGAAATTCTCATCCGGCATGAGTGCGCGGTTCTTGGCGGGGCAAAACAAATCCTTGCAGATGCAGTACGCGCTGAGCGTGAAGCCTGTGCGCTGTTGTGCGAAGCAAGGAATAACCCCGAGGCAAGTGCCTGTGCCGACCTGATTCGGGGGAGAAAGCCATGAATAAATATTGGGACGCTGCATCAAACCACCTGCTTACCCAAGCCCAAGACGCCGCCAAATACCAATGGCTCCTGCGTCTCTTTGTTTACCTAGGTGACTCACCGGCAGAGACACTTGACGCAGTAATTGTTAAAACTATGGCGAAGATGCCGCTGGAGAAATCATGAAATTCACGCCAGAGCATGGAATTGAAATCGACGGTAGCGAGTTTAAGGTACGCATGACTGCGTGGTTTGACGAGGACGGTAATTTTCAAAACGGTCGCCATGCGGTCGGCAGGGACGGGCAGTCATGCGCGTGGTATATCGTGCCGCCAGATGAGCAGAAGCGGCTCGAAGGGCTAGGTGTTGCCTTTGGAGACAAGTCATGACCAAGAAAATATGGCGTGGATATACGGTCACAGAAACGGACACTCGCGTCACGATGCGCCCGATTAACACAGAGGACAAATACGCCTTCGTTCTTCGCCTCTGCGCTCACATCTCAGGCTGCACCGTCGAGCAAGTGGATGCGCAGATCGTGAAGGTGATGAGTGAACAACCAATGGAGAAATCATGATTACAACTACGCTAAACCGAATCCGTGAGCACCAGCCATGTACAGACGGATGGGCGAAACTGCTCGAGTATCTCGGCAAGACGAAGGCCGACGATGAGCCGCTACCCTACGCCGTGATTCTCAAGAGCAACGGGCTGGACGATGCGCTGTGGTGCTGTCGTGCAGAGCCTCAGTATGCAAAAGAATGGCGAATGTACGCCGTGTGGTGCGCGAGACAGGTGCAGCCCTTGATTATTGACCCAAGAATCATTGCCGCGCTTGACGTAGCAGAGCGGTTTGCAAACGGCGAGGCGACACAAGCGGAACTAGATGCTGCGAGGGCTGCTGCGTGGGATGCTGCGAGGGCTGCTGCGTGGGCTGCTGCGTGGGATGCTGCGTGGGATGCTGCGGGGGCTGCTGCGTGGGATGCTCAGTCAAAACGGTTTCTGGAAGTGGTGGGCGATCTGCCGGGGGAGGATGTATGAGCAACAGCCGAATCCATTTACAGGCGTACCAGATGGGCGCATGGATGCCGAGAACCCGATGTGGATTGTGGTATTGCCCACGCATGACCCGCGACAAGAGCAACGTCACTTGCAAACATTGCCAACAGTATTTCCCGATTGGAGTAAAGCCATGATCCCCACAGACGAAATCATCAAAATGGCGAAAGAGGCAGCGCAGTCAGACGGTAGCGCGGATCATGCAGGACGCGAAGTCGTGCTGTACGCAGCCAAGACACCGAAGTTTCTGGAACGTTTCGCCGCCTTAGTATCTGCAAGAGCAGCGAAGGACGAACGGGAAAGTTGCGCGAAGGTGTGTGAGGAAAAAGGGAAGTCTTATATCGAACGGGCAAGCCAGCCACGGGTGATTAAAGATATTGACGACTGGACAGCGGAGATCGCCGCTATGGCGTGTGACTTTGCAGCCACAGCAATCCGCGCCCGAGGAGATAAAGATGAGCAATGATTTGAATTTGCCTTTGAAGATTGGTGCAATGGAGTCTGGGCAGTACGCCATTGACGATGCGAAGGGGCAAGAGATTACGGGCTGGATTGAACCTGAACACGCCGCCCACATCGTCCGTTGCGTGAACTCGCATGACGGGTTGGTCGAGGCTTTACATCAACTTGAAATGGTATCGGGGATAGCAATGATGCACGATGACCCTGCGCGTGTAAACGCAAGGAAGGTGCTTGCCGCCGCTACAAGGAAATCCATACAAGGAGATGGGAAATGAGCGATGAAATGAATTTGCCGTGGTATGTCTTTCCGTTGAGCCGCAACCACGCATCAGTTATGAACAACAACGGCTTACCCATCATCGACAAGATGGACACCGAGAAAGCTACGGCTCTCGTCCGTGTGGTCAACAGCCACGATACCCTTGTCTCCGCGCTCACCGTTGCCCGTAATCGTTTGCGTGACATGCTGTATCAAGACGATGGGCAGTCGTACAAAGAAGCAGAACGGGCAATGCCTGAGATTGAAGCAGCACTCACCGCACAGGAGCAGAAATGACCAAGCAATACGAGATAGAGGACGCACAGAAGAACGGCTGGTCACGCTGGGTATACCCGAAAAAGACAGGGTTCAACATGGCTTGCTGCGATTGTGGACTTGTTCATATTCTGCGCTTCAAGCTAGTTGATCGTCCTCCGGGCAAGGCTATCTTCATGCAGGTCAAGCGCAACAACCGTGCCACCGCACAGATACGCAGGGGCATACGCCAAAGGAGTGCGAAATGACAACCGAAGCAAGGATTAGCTACATAGGCGTAGGCTGCACCGTGGTGCGGCGCGAAGAAACTTTCACCATCAGCAAAGACGATAAGTGGGGTGAGATGATGAACGATCCTAGGGTTGTTATTAGCGGTGAAACCATCGGCGAATTGAACAAAAAATGGCTGCATGAGCGGCTTGATTACTGGATCGGAAACGGAGCGAAGCCATGACCGACACACTCAGGAAAGCAGCGCAAGCCTTGATTGAACGCTGGTATAGATGGGAACACGAAGACAGGACACTCCCGCCGTTGAGCGTACTGCGGGAACCGATAGAGCCGCTGTTTGCCACACTCCGCACCGCGCTTGCAGAGCCGCAGGGTGAGCCAGATGCAGCAGGACTACTGCACGACAAGGCGCACACCGATACAGGCAAGGTGAGGGCAGCGCAGAGCGTGAGGACGCCCGAGATGTCGTACCGCCCCGGTAGTTTGCCGATGGAAGCGGAGGATGAGCCGGTAGGATGGATTTACAAATTCGGGAAGACTACTTTTCTGGCGAAACTTCCGCTGACCGATGAGTACATAGCCGGAGGATGGACTGCTGAACACGTCTTCACCCGCCCACAACCGCTGCGCGAGTTGGGCGACGAGGAAATCGACAAGGCGTGGCGCAGCGTTGACTACACCGTGCCTTACGACCAGTTCAGGATAGATGTAGCCCGAGCAATCATCGACGCTGCGAGGAAAGCATGAAACCCGTCACCTATTGGAAAGACCTCGCCGGTACGATCCCTGCGCAGAACGGTGACCCCGTGGCGCTGGTCAGGAATGCCGTGATTGAGAACGGTGAATGCAAAGACATGATACAGCCGGTCGAGCATCTGCGCCCGACGATTACGTTTCAGGGAGCACTTGCCAACACTAAGCCGATGGGCGACAACTGGAGCAAAAAATGACTAAAGAACGAATCGTTAAGGTCGAGGAAGAGATGACCCTGCGCGACTACTTTGCGGGACAGGCGTTGCTGTCTGTTGCCACTGCGGATGCGATAAAGGGCTATCACCTTACCCCTGACATAATTGCTGATATTGCCTACAAGCGAGCAGACGCGATGCTAATCAGGAGGGAGATGAAATGATTCCTGAGTCAACACTATCTCTGCTGGATTTCAATTCTGGATCGGCAAGGCTCTTGCTGAGACGATGATAGGCGTCATTGTCGTTATCGTCGCGCTGGTTATCGTAGGACTAGTCGTGTGGTTGAAAAACAGGGAAAAGAAATGAAAATTAAAGAGGTCGTCACGTTTATCAAAGCAACCCACGCCGAGGATCTTAAACTAGCGGCGAGCATGGGCGGCGCAGAGATACACACGCTGTACATCACACGGGGATTCGCACCCCCTGCCGAAGAGCCTGTTGGGTATCTGGTCGTGCCGTTGGGGGGAGATTTATCGTGATCACAGTGAAGGACGTATTTCGGAACGAGATCACACGGCAGTTGAGCGACATTTACCAGAAGATCCACGCAGCCGAGCATAGGAGGGTATTTAGCAGCATGATTGAAACCGGCGAAGGTGTGATGCTAACTAGCGTTGCTCACCCGAACGCCGCACCAGAACCAGATCAAGACTTAAACGACACATCACTAATCACTACGGAGATAGACATCATGGACATCAATGAAATGAAGACCCGCGTCGAAGCAGCGATGGCAGTTGAGCCGACGCAGGATCAACGGCTAGAGGCATCATACGCAGAGTATATGTTCATGTTTGGCAAGCAGGCGCATGACGTTGCGGGTGAGTTCATCGGTAACCTCTACAAGAAGGGCTACTTGCACGGACTGGCGGCTAAGCGAAATGATTCCTGAGTCAACATTCTGGATGGTGTTTCCGTGGGTAGCACTGGTAGTTGTGTGCTACATCGTTTATTGGATTATTAGGGGGAAGCAATGAAATGTCCTAGCTGCTATGTCGACACCAAGGTGATCGACACGCGCAATTACACCGAGCCAACGCATGGCTACCTGTACACCAGACAGCGCAGGAAATGCCCTGCATGTGACATGCCGTTCGATACAATCGAACTTCCTCTCTGCGAATGGGTTGAGTATGAACGACCAGTTCACGAAAGCGCAGTGGTTCCGGTGGCTGGATGAAATCGGCTGCATCGTTTGTTTAAACGAAGGCAGGGGTCACTCCCCTGCCGACAAGCACCACATCCACTCACCACAGCATCGCCGCATGGGCGACCTTGCCACGATCCCCCTATGCCCCATTCACCACCGGCACGGGATAAACAACGAAGTAGCGGTTTCCCGTCACCCGTGGAAACATGAGTTTGAACGCCGGTATGGAAACGAGCATGAACTCTACGACCAAGTCTTGGCACTTGCAATTCAAATGCGACACGATGCATTACCTCATGCTGAATGATTTCTCAAGCCCAACGGACTTGGCGAATTGATACCCTTGTTGTGCCATCTGGTCGAACTTGTCGTTTAACAAATTGACCTGATCGCGCTTCTGATCTGGGGTCAAGTCCTTGCTGTTCTTGACGAACTCAATCTGGTTGCGCAGCTTAGTCATGTTCTCGGAGAACTTGCGTAGAGCCTTCTCCCCGAAGATCGCCTGCTTGGTCTCCGGTTCATCCAGCATCTTCTGCGCCTCGTCCAGCCTGCCAGTCTTCTTCAGGTTGTTGAAGCTGGTCACGATCTGTCGCGCCGCATGGTCGACGTTGTAGAAGTCCGAGACCCCTTTCTGCACCGCAGGGTCGGTCATGAACGACTTGAGGAACGTCATCTGCTCGCTGTTTAAAGTGGGCGACTGCTTGCCAGTCGTAGCGTCCGCCATCTGGCTTGCCGCCACCAGCGAGAAGATGCCCAGTTCACCGAGGTAGCCCTGCGCGATGTAGTCGATGTTGACCGGTGACAAGCCCAGCTTGTCCAGCCCCATCGTACTGAGCATGCGGGAGAACTCGGTCGCGTTCCTGCCGCGCATGTTGGTCGCCAGCCCCTGATCCCCAAGCGACTCAATCGGAGCCATGTTGAAGAACGAGAAGTTGGTGATCGTCTCAAGCGCAGGCTTGATGACCTGCGGGACAGGGATACCGTTGGCAGGCAGGTTGTGGATTAAACCGCCGAGGTAGGAGGCGATAACTTCCTTGCCCGTACTGTTCTGGCTCAAATACCTGATCGACGCTTCTGGCAGCGTTTTGAACAGGAACCCGACTTCGAACGGGGTCGGGATTTTGATGAAGGTCTTGCGACCGGTTTCATCGGTGGTGGGGATCAGCCAGTTGTTGTCCCTGACGTAGTCGGGAAGCTTTTTGTACTCGTCGTCATCCTGATACATCGCGGCGTAGGCAACGCTCAGTGCTGTCAGCATCAGGGCGCGGGAGATGAACATCGCCTTGGCTTCAGCCTTTTCGTCCGGACTGAGGTTCTTGCCGGTCAGGGCGCGATACACCGTGTCGAGCGAAGTGATCTGCGCCGACAGGAATGGAACCATCATGCGCAGGTTGCGCAGGATCGGGGAGTTGCCATGCACGGCGAAGTTGATCGACTCCCGTGCTTTAAACACGGCGAAGTTGGTCGCGTCCTCTTCGCTCTTGCCTTCAGCCAGCGCCTTCTTCTTGACCTGCTCATAGATCGCAACACGGGTGGCGGCATCCGATGCTTCATGGATTTCCATGACCTTGCTCATCAGCTTGCTCATGTTGCCCGTGGGGGCATGCGCCTTGCCGACGTTGTCGAGGTACTCATGGATCGACACGGTGCTGTCGTACTGACCAATCACACCATGACGGGCAAGCACTTTCGCGCCCTCGGACTTGTTCGCCAAGATAGAGAAGAAATGCGCCGCAGACTGGAACGGCGTCACGATGCCCGTTCCTGCGACCAACGATGCGTGTATGGGGTCGCGAATCAACTGCTTGATCCAGAACATCGGGTTGACCAGTGCGCCGATCCGCAGCAGCTTGGTTGCGCCCGAGAACATCTTCATGACCGGATTCAACTCATACTGCATCATCTGGAACCCAGCCACATCGTTCGGGTTATGGGCAATGGCATTTACATCCTTGCCGTCGATCTTGAACTTCAGGTTGATCCGCTTGTCGTTCGGGTCATTGGTGATCGTGGCAAGGTTCAAGGCACCCAGTTGCTGGATGGCAATGCGGCGCGACTGGTTCTCGTAGGCATTCGCGATCATGCGAGCGAAATGCTTGTCCACGTTTTCCCAGATGTTGGTCTTGTGCGTCCCACCCTTCAGCTTCTGGAGGTTCGCGGTTGACTTCAAACCAGTTCCCGACCCTTGGAAGTAATCGGTCTCCTCAAGGTCATCGGCTGATTTAAACAGCGGGACGTAGTTTTTGTGCGACTTCAGTTCATCGGCACGGGTAACATCAAGCAGACCAACGGTATGCCATAGATCGATCAGGGAATCATTCACATCCTTCCATATGTCCAGAACCTCCTGAATCTGCGGCACAGCCTGCAAGGTCGAATGCGCCTGCGCGATGTCGGCAGGCTTGACCATCTTCTCGCGGTTAAGCTTCAGTTCCTGCTGTGCCTTGCGGCGCATTTCCTTGATCTGGTTGAAGATGTTGGCACGGGTCTGGTTCATCGGCATGCCACGCACTTGGGTGAACATGTTGCGAGCATCCGCCAGATCCTGCTGCGCCTTCGCACGACGGGCTACGTCCTCCTGAAGGATGTCCTCGCCGCGCAATGCTCGAGCAACCTCTGCCACCATGTGGCGACCATCGGTGTAGCCAAGGCGCTGTGCCTCTGCGTTTAAACTATCTGCCTTCTTGACTGCGGTCGACAGGTTCTTGTCGGTGATATGAACCCCGAGGGTGCCATCATTGTTGACGATGGGCTGACCGGTCAGCAATGCGTTGCGAACGAAGTTGATCGTCTGTGCCTTGGCATGGTTGATCATGTCGGCACGAAGGGTTCCATCGGCGTGGTTGAACAGTGGGTTCGGCGACAGGGCTTTCGCCAAGCTGGAGTTGGAATCAACCCAGCCATTGCGCCATGAGGTACGGGCATTGCCATCGCGGATGGAGTCGTACATGTCCGAGACGGCATTGACCATCGCTTTACCGGCGCTGACTTGCGGGGTCGACTGGGTCAGCGAGTAGCGGATCTTCTTGTCCTTGCCATACTTGCCGGTGTTGCTGATGGCGGACTTGATCTGCGGCGCATCGAACGCAACTACCTCAATGAACGGATGCGTTGCATCGCGCAGCACGATCCCATCGTAGCCAGCTTTCTTGAAGGCGTTACGGATCTGGTTGCCGCTCAGATCCATTACGCGTCTGCCGCCAAAGATATTGTCCTTGTCGACAAACCCAGAAACAAATGGACTTGCCATGTATTTGTTCTTGGCTTTCGGATCTCGCTCAATGTAGTACGGGTTCTTGATCGATGCGTACACCGGAACCACGTTGCCATTCTCTTTGTGGTTTGCATAATGACTGGCGTAGTCTGAATCGCCACTCATGTAAATGCCCCTCCCCATCATCCCGTCTTCCGAAGGAATGAAATGGTGGATGTCACTTCCAGTGCCGTGATACAGGACGAATGGCGAACCGTCCTCGTTGACGATCTTGCTGCCATCGAAGTAGTTTTTGAACGCAGGCGTGTTGTGATGGGCGAGCGAGAAGCGAACCTGCGCGTCGGGGTTGCCGAACACTTCGTTTAGTTCCTTCGCGTACTTGTACGAGATGGGGATCATGTTCTCGACATAAGAACCTTCATGACCCGTGTTTTGTCTATCAATCAACATCTGCTTGATTGGCTTCGCATCTCTCTGGCGACGACCATATTTGATCACCACTGGAACTTTGTCGACCCCTACATCGCGTAGCGCCATCATGCGATGACGGCCTTCATGACCGGTGGCTGTAATTCTTCCTCCGCCGAATGAATCTGGATTAACGTCAATCCACATCGGGTAACCGTAAGAGGTCAGCTTATCAGTGTCGAGGGGTTTGTTTTCCTTCTCTAAAACATCTTTCTGGTATTTTTTGTTGGTGCTGATGTTGAGCAATTGCTGCGGGGACATGAAGGTTGCATATGCCTTCGTGTCAGCCTCATCATTGGTGTAGGCGTATTCATTGATCAGTTTGTTGATGCGATCCTTAGACCATGAGGCTTCGCCCATGATTTTTTTTTGCTGCGCGAGCGAGTACTTCGCCTTTCCCGGCATGCCAACCTTATGCTCAACGGGCGGCAGGGTCTTCTCTGCTTCCTTGGCAAGCTTCTCCTGATCCTCAATGGTGACCGTGTCTCCATCGGTCTTCGGGTTGTAGGCAACGAAGAAGCCGTTGTGTCGCACAGGCGACTCAGCGGGATTGCCGGTGCGATCCTTGTTGGTCAGACCAACGATCATGCCAACGCCATCCTCGCGCTTCGGGTCGAGATACCGCGCATCGTAGAGGTCGCCGTTCCAAACTTGGTACTTCTTGCCGCTCTTTTCGTCCACGACGAACTTGGGCATGTGCTTCTTGTCGGAGAACGCCATCGCCACATTGAATCCGCGATCCAGCTTTTTTTGCATGTCGTCCCAGTTCGGCGTGGTGACCTCACCAGACTTCGAACGCGCCAGCCCGACGACTTTGTTACCGACTCGCTGCAAAGCACCAGTTGAGGAATAGGTCAAATGGTGATTGTCGCCAATCGACTTGGTGTTCAATTTGGTGTAGTCGTAGAAATTCACACGCTTCTCCGGAGATGAGAACGCATGGATGATCGACTCAAATACTGGCGGTGGGAAATCGCTGGTCACGTTTAAACGAATGGCAGGCTCATAGACCTGCTTTGGAACCTTGACCTTCTTGTCCGATTCCTCAACCTTGACCGACTCTGTGCCGGTCTCTTTCGCAGCCCATTTACGCAGTGACTCAATCTCGGCGTACAGCGCGATCCCGAATTCCTCGGGGTGCATGACCATCGCCTCGGTCTTGAGGTATTGCGACAGGCGTGGGCCAGCCCTGAACGATCCCTCGCCGCCGTACAGAAGGTTCTGACCAGAAGTTTCACCAAGGCACAGCCCTTCGCATCTAGCAGAGTTGATGCACGTTGACAGCTTGTCGTTGATCTTCTGGGCAGACGCCAGCCCAAGACCCATCGACGCAATGCTGTTGCCGTCCTGTTTGAGGTTGAACTCGCCGAGACGGCTCTTCTGCAGCTTGCCATTCTCTGTCAGCAGGATGCCGACGTTATGTTCGGCGCGAAGCAAATCCTTTGCCTGCTTTAAACGTGCAGCCTGTTCCTTGGTCGACATGGCACGGTAGGCATCAACGCCCTTGGTGATGCCATTGCCAATGGAATTGAATGTTGCAGTCTTGGAGATACCCTTGTTGCGATCTGCAAACAGGGTGAACATCTTGGTCTGCGCCATCTTCTTGGCGAAGGCGTTACCCTCGGCAATCACGATGGAGAAGTCCTTACGACCATCGGCATGCTCGGCTTCCAATTCCAGCCATGACGGATCGACCTGCACCAGCACGTTTGCGCCATCCATGCGATGGGCAATGACGCCGGGGTTCTTCATCACCGCCTGACCATCGGATTCGTTGGTCAGGTAGATGCGGTTGGACTCAGGTGTGTCTCCAAACAGCTTCTTCTCGTTGGCGATGCGGCGAGCCATTTCACCGTTGGTTGGGACGTAAAGCGTCACCGTTCCGTTGGCGTTCATCGGAATGCCAAACACAGGATGGTTGCCGTACTCGCCCTCGGTCTTGAGTTTCGCGTTCTTCTTTTGGATCTGCTTGTCGGTGTAGGAACCCTTGATTGCATACCGGACGCCGGTCGCAGGAACTGCAAGCTGGCCCTCTGACAGGTATGGCGCTATTCCGTTTACACGCTCGTACTCGCGAGCCTGAACACGGTCTTCTGGCGTGGCTTTCCAGCTGTCTGGCTTGAACTCTCCACGCTCAATACCTCGGAAGATGTCCTCGGCGGTCTTGAACCCCTGACCATTGAAGGCATTCCTGATCGCCTTGAGCAGGCTGGCGATGCGGTTCATCAGGGTGCGCGGAGCGCCAGCAATGTTGCCGTGGTCGCGGAACGCATCCGCGATGGCTTCCTCGGCGATGTACTCGTCAAAACCGTCGAGGTTGCCGTTCTCTTCGGCATAAACCTGCTGGTATTCCTCCATGCGCTTCGGGCTGATGTATTCCTTGATCCACTTGTTCCGCGCCTGATCGGTCAGCATCTTCCATTCGGCATCGGTGAAGGCACCCATCTCCTTGAGAGCGTGGATGGCTTCATGGCGCATGACCCCCATCGGGTCATTCACGTTCATGGCGATGTTGATGATGCGATTCGCGAAGGAGGCTTCGGCAGCACCGTCCAGTATGGACTTGACGATCCGCAGTCCAACGCGCTCCAGACCAAACCGTTTAAGCGCAGCGACCAGTTTCTTGCCTGCCTCTTCGGTCTTGGCTCGGTTTTCTTCCGGAACCGTGGATTCCTCGGCAAGGCTGTACTTGGTGCGGCGAGCCTTGCGCTGACGGGCGGTCTTCTCCAGCTTCTTGACCTCGTCCTCGCCCAGCAGTTCACGCGCCTTATTGACAAGGGAGGTCTGCTCTGCGGTACGCATGGAACCCGTGGTCTCCAGCGCGGACATGACGGTCTGCTGCTCTGGGGTCGACTCGACCTTGGCGGCAGGCGCTTCGGGTGAGCCAAGCTGGCGCTGGATTCGCTCCATCGTGTGGGGCAGGCTTGCGCCTTCCTCGCCCACCATCTGAAGGGCGCTGAGATCGGATGGGTTGATCCGGTTCTTCGCGATGTTGAGCAGGGCGACCTGTGCCGCACTGCGCAAAGCAGGCGGGGTATTGTAGGCATCGATGACGGCGCGGGGATCTGGCGCAGCGGGGGCGGTCGACTCGGGGATGGGCGAAGCCTGCTCCGCCTGACGGGCGGCAGCACGTTCTTCCCAGCCACGGGATTCCTGTGCGGCGTTCATTTGTTGCTGTTGCTGCTGGTCGGCAGCTTGCTGGGCGGAAGTCTGGGCAGCGCCGACAGATCCCGACTCACGAGGACGGTTCTGAAGTTGGATGCCGGTGGCATCGGTCAACTGTTGGTCAACTGTTCCCTTGGGGGCAAGGTTGGGGTCGATCCTGTTGTAGGGCTGACCGAGACCGGCGGCGCGAAGAGTCTCCGCTTCCTGTGGGCTGGCAACGCCATTTCGCGCCTCAATGTTCTGCATGGCGCGGGTGATCATGGCTTGACGCCCCTGCTCATCCTGCTGCCGTGCGACATCGCGCTCTGCGGGTTTGGCTTCCTCAATGCGCTGGGTAGCCTGCGCTGCCGTCATGGGCTGCGGTGCCTGCTCGCGGGTGCGGTACGCCTCCGGTACGCCGCGCTGCTCAATGGCAAACGCATTGGGGGTCGACGGATGCGGAACGATGTGCAGTTCGCTCGGGTTTACCTCTTGGCTCCCAAGCATCGGGTGCTGGAAACCATTCTGTGCCATCCCGACGACCTGTCGGGCTTCGGTCAGGCTCAGTGGCTGCATGGAGAGAAGCTGGGCGGCAGGCACCCCAGATTGCTGCTCGCCAATCAACTGGGCAGCTTTTGCCTCCAAGGCTTGCCTTTGGGCTGCAACCGGCTCGTTTTGAGCCTGTTGTAGAAGCTTGGCATGCTCATCTATGCGGCGAGCCATTTGATCGGCTTGTAGCGGCGCGGTGGGAATCCGAGGTGGAACCTGTGACGGAGTGACAGGGTTGACGTTGCTCGGCAGCGCGGCTTCCGGTGCGACGGGCGCACCCTCTCCAAGCTTGTTTAAACGACGCTGCTGTTCTGCGAATCGGGCTTCTTCGGAGTTGAGAAACTGACCGGCAGGAGGAGTGCCAGCGGGAGGGGCAGGAGGGATTCCTCCTTCCGGAGGATTGAGAAACCCTTCCTGAAGCTGCCCGCCCTCGACCTCGGGCTTGTTTGGCATCACCTCGGGGCGCGAGACCATGTGACCGAAGCCACCCAGTACGCCACCAAGGACGGCACCGCCGATGAAGTTGTCGAAATATTCCTGCTTTGCCTTTTCATCGGTCAGGCTCAGGTGTGCCTGCAGGCGTTCAAACACCTGTTGGGCGGCTTCGGTGCCGCCCTCAATGCCCATCGTCTTGCCGGTCTTCAATGCCCAGCTACCGGTGGTGGCGAGAAGTCCCTGCTCGGCGATGCGTTTGGCTTCAGCTTGTGTGATCTTCTTGCCTGCCTGACCAAAGATCCGGCTGATGCCGGGGATCATGTGCAGCGACAGGGTATCCAAGGCGGACTGTGGCAGCGCCGCAAGAGCGGCATTGGCGACATCGGCGTCTTGGTATGACTTGCCCTCATCCATTTGACGGGCAAGGTTCGACCCAGTGAATTGCGCGGCACCAGCGCCGAAGGCACCAAGGGTTCCCAGACCAGCGCCCAAGAGGGTTCCGCCCAGAACAGCAGGGGCAGCGCCAGCGGCAGCAGTTCCAATACCACCGGCAACCAGCGGTGCTGCCATGTACGGCAATGAGCCGCCAAGGGTTTCCTTGAAGTTCTGCCACGGCGCTTGCAGCCAACCTTCCTCGGTTGGTTTAAACACACGCTTGGCTTCAGCTTCCTGTTCCTGATGGAAGTTTTCCGCTGTGTCTGGATTGATCAGCCCAACTTTACCGGCGGTCAGCGCTGCTTCGCCCTTCATCTTTGCGAAGGACGACTTCATAGCGCCCGTGAATCCGGTGTCGGGCTTTTCTTTTGCTTGTTGCAGCTTTGGATAGATGTCGTTGTCAATGGCAGCTTGAATTTCTTCCTTGGACATTTCGTCCGGAAAGTTCATCGGCCCAAACCCCGAGATGTTCACAGTCTGCATGATTGGTTATCGCCATGTTTTGGTTTTCGGATCGTAATGCGGAGCAGTAGCGGCGGCACCATAGTCGGGCGGGGTCATTTCAATGCCATATGCCCTCTTGGTTATGCCAGCAAGCAGGTTATAGCGATCTCTCAGCCAGTCATCGCTAGCAATCCTACGCGCCGTTTCAGCTTGTATCCTTTGCTGTATGTCCGGCGTCATCTGGCTCATATCCATGCTGGGGTTGTACTGCTTGGTGACGAGGTTTTCGATCTGCGTCTGGCGCTTGGCGATCTCTTCGCTCAGAAGCTTGTGCTGGTTGAACGCCAGCGTCTGGTCAGCCTCTCGACCACGCTCGCCCATCGAATCACGGCGCTGTTGGTCGGTCAGGTTGCGCGTGTCGCGAGCGAGTTCTTCCATGCCCTTGTAGCGGTTGGCAGAGAGGATGCTCTTATTAAGCGCATTCTGTTCGGCGGCACGATTCTTCTCCGCGCCTTGCTTGTAAGCAAGACCGGACATCGCACCCTGCGAGATGTTCGACAGGGCGTTGGGGGAGGTGCCACCGGCAGCGCCGAGACCCGCCATCATCAGCGCCATGTAGTTGTCGATCTCGCGTTGCTTCTTGATGTCTTCATGTTCGCCCATCATGCGTTCGATGAAATTGTCGTATTCGGACTTGGTCGCAGGCGCTTTCGTACCACCGATGTCGGTTGGTAACGCGCTATCGACCGGTTTAGTGGGAGCGGTCGTTTTGTTTGGCATACCGGCAAGGGCTGCGCTGATGTCTGTCGGGTCAACGCCTTCTCCAAGCGGAGCGGCGTCGGGCTGTGGCTTTGCCCCCGGCGCGGGAAGGTCTCCCGAAGGGGTAATGAAATCGGCTGACGCAGGGTCGTCATACGGAGCCGTCGGGACGGGGGGGCCGTTATGACCAGCGCGTGGACGGCGGTAAGCAAGTGATGCTCGACCACCCGTTTCTCCGCGCATAAACGCAGACGACCCAAGACCTTGTTGGGTGACATCCTGACTTGCAAGTTCCCCTTGCACAAGACTTCCAATATCTGGAGTTCCAGCGTATCCAAGAACCCTCCCGCCGCCAGCCAGCATGGCGATGCCGCCACTTGCCATCTGATTCGATTGGTGGATGGAAGCAAGCTTCTGCCCGTACTGCGGGTCGGTTGCATAACCAGACTTGCCCTGAAGCTGGATGGCTTCCTCGGGCGTCTTGGCGGCGAGGATGCCTGCGTAGCGGGGGTTTTCATGCAGGAATTTGACGTAGTCCGCTGCGGAGTCGCCCATGTTCCCGTACTGGCGGAAGCTGTCCTTGATCGTGACCATTTTGCCGGTCGCGGGGTCATATTCCTGCGTCGACTGGGAGGAACCCTTACCCTTGATGCCGAAATAGTTGTTGCCACCGGCAAGGTGCTTACCATATCCAGTTTCCAGCGCCGACTGTGCAGCGCCAAGCGCCGCAATCGCTTCGGGGTTGGCTGCGCCCATCTCCTTGGCTTTGGCGAGCAATTCGCCATGCAGTGCGCGGTAGAAATCTTTGCCCTGCGGTTGGACGCCATGCGCCCCTGACGGCAGGCTGATCCCGCCCTCGACCCTCGGCGTGTCATTTACACGACTTCCGAGACCTGCGGCGATGGCATGGTTTTCCAAGACGCGCTGCATCTGCTCCGAGTATTCGGCGTCATCAACGGATTCGTTGTACTCATCCGGATCGAAATCATCATCGATCTCGCCGCCATCGGCGAACGCCACGATCCCGCCACGCGCCATCTGCGGCATGTTCGATTGCATCTGGTCGATGCCAGCGGGTTGCTGCGGCGGCATCTGCTGCTGCGGCTGCATCGCCTGTTGTGCCATCTGCGGTTGCTGCGGTGCCTTGTTGAAAACCTGTTGCATGACGGTCGGGCGCTGCTGCGCCTGCTTGGACTCGTTCTGCATCTTGTACCGCGCTTCCAAGACCGAGGTTCCGATGTACGCAGGGAGGACGCCGTTGGAGACAGACTGCTTGATCTGGTCGTCGGACAGGTTTTCTGCCGACGCCATCAGGCTGTTTAAATTTGTGATCGACATGGTGGCTCCTTACGTTCCGGGCGCTTTGTTCATGGTGTTGTACAAGCCCAGACCGGCAATGCCTGCCGTACCGAGACCCGCCACCTGAGAGACGGCACTGGGGTTCTGGTACATGCTGGTCGCAGTATTGCTCATTGGCAAGCCGCTGTACATCCCCTGCATGAACGAAAGCTGCTGATAGGGGTACTGAAGCTGTTGCTGGTACTGACCGTAATCGGTGTTTAAACCCTGCTGCTGTAGATTCTGCTGTTGAGCGCCAGCGCCCAGCATCGCCTGATTGATACCCTGCTGCTGGGTGTACTGGGTCTGCCCAAGCGCCCCGAGGGTTGCTGCCGCCTGCCCAGCCTGACCAAGACCCTGCAATCCGTATTGACCTGCACCCGTGGCTGCATTCACGCCAGAAATCCCAGTCCCATATGAGGCATTTGCTGCGTTTAAACCAGCAATGCCGGTCTGCGCCCCCTGCATGCCAAGGCTGGATGCCTGTTGCATGTTTTGATTGGCGGTGTTGTAGGCTTGGTTGTAGGCGTTGCTGACAAGCTGATTCGAAGCGAGGTCGCGGTTCTGGTTGTTTAAACCTTGCATCAGCGCTTCGCGTGACCCGCCAAATGCTCCTGCGTTGGTCGCAGCGCCCTGCTCGTATGCGCCCTGCTGGTTGTATTGCTGGTTCAGCAACTGCATCGCCGGTTGCAGGGTCGATTGCAGGTAGGGATTCATGTACGCCTGCACGGCATTCGGATTGGTCGCGTTTTGCCCATAGGAAAACCCCGCACCAGCACCAGCATTACCCATTGCAATATCCTGTGGCGCGAGACCACTGGCTTGCCGACCGTAGTCGGTGGCTTGAGTCTGCAGTCCACCGGCAGTGTTGAAGGCACTCAAGCCGCCCTGACCGACTTGATTTGCCAGATCGG